CTTGTGTTGTGTGTATGAAATAGTGGCTAAGTGGGATATTTACTATACCCACCTAGCCTTGTAGAGTAGTAAATTAACTCCAAAACCTCTAAACTACCAGATACTATTCTTCACTGATAGGCTGCTATTTGGAACACAGCTATAAGAGGTTAAGGAGTAAAAAGAGTCATTTACTTAAACCTTGTGTGGAACAAGAATGCCCCGAAGGGCACTCTATTAGTCCAGTGAGAAATGTAATAAATTTTCTCTCTTGCTCTCACAAAGCATGAACATAGATTCATCATAACCCTCAGTAGTCACCTCAGTGATGAATAGTCTGCCATACTCCTCACCATCTTCTAGCTTCTTGCCTAATTCTTGAGGTACATAGCCAAGGGTCTTCTCTGTGGCGAAGTAGTAGTACCCTGGCTTGTCAGCTCGTGGGTAGACATCAAGGTTCTTACTACCTGTCTTAGACAGGAATTCTTCTATTGACATTCTCTCTCCAAATTGGCTTTCATTCTGGTTTGCCATAGTTGTAATGTTTTAATTGTTATGAGGGGGACTATCCCAACCTCAAGACATGGGGAGGGAGGGAGGGATGATTATACCCCCCTCACACCAATAAAGTACCTCAAAAATTAAAAAATTAAAAAATTTTCAACCTAGATCATAGTGTATAGTTAAACTTTCTTAAAATATTTGGATATATCAAATTTTATACTTATCTTTGCACCTACCAGAGAGATAGGTAGTATGTCTCTATCCTCCATGAGGTAATCAAGTAATGGAGCAGAAGTTGGGTAGTAGTTCTAATATATGAATGAGGTGTCCCCAATACTGGTACAAAATGTTCTACTATAAGTTGGATTAGCATAACCAATACTACTGGGAAAAGGTACAGGTAAATATGCTTTAAGGGGTATAACCAAGAACGGGTCCAATGAAGTGTAGAACTAATATAAACAAGCTTGGCAACTCAGGCTAGGGAATTATTATGCTTAATAATTAAGGTATGAAGAATATAAGTAGAATAGTATCTGATTGGGTATGGCAATTACCACAGAATTTATTAGGGGTGTTATGGAAGAACATCAAGAAGGGTAGTATCATTACAGAGATAAGTAATGATGATATAGAATCAGTAGGTGCTAAGGCTTATCTAATAAAGGCTGGGGGTGCTGTAACACTAGGTAAGTATGTGTTCATTAGTCAGACTTATAGAGACCAAGGCATGACTATCAAACATGAGTGTGGTCATGTAAAGCAATCTAAGATGTTAGGTCCTCTATACCTTATAGTAATAGGAGTACCATCTATACTCCATGCTTGGCTTAATGACTATATAGGATGTGATGAAGAGAGTGGCTACTCACACTTCTATACTGAGAAGTGGGCAGATAAACTAATGGGTATCAACACTTAAGCTACTTACTTAATACTCTTCTGGACTCTAATAACTAAACTTCTTACAGTAAAATTTGGTAGATTCAAAAATTTTGCTTACCTTTGCAGAGTAATTCAGAATGGGACTTGGTGTAGTGGTAGTCACATGAGATTTTGGCTCTTATAGCAGAGGTTCGAGTCCTCTAGTCCCAACTAGGAATGCCCTCTTAGTATAATGGATAATGCAAGGGTCTTCTAAGCCTTTAATGGGGGTTCGATTCCCTCAGGGGGTACTAAGAGATGGGGATGTAGACTATAGGTTAGGTCATAGCTCTTTCAAGGCTGAGGATAAGGTTCAAGTCCTTACTTCCCTACTAAATGGAGTCATCTACTAAAGGTTAGGTAACTGCTCTCTCAAGGCAGAAATCTGGGTTCAATTCCCAGTGACTCTACTAATGGGGTTTGTGGTGTAATTGGCTAACACACCTCCCTTGCAAGGAGGAGTTCAGGGTTCAAGTCCCTCATTCTCCACATTAGTTTCCGTGTTTCATAGTGTTAGAGCGTTTGTTAGGACACCTACACTTTTCTTAGTGTAGAAAGGCTCTCTACAGTGAGAGCCTACATTGCTTCTTAGTTCAGTGGTTAAGAATAGTTCCCTTACAAGGAAAAGGTCGTAGGTTCGATTCCTACAGAAGCAACATATTGGGTCTTTAGTTCAAAGGTCAGAACAGTGGGCTGTTAACCCTCAGATGTAAGTTCGAGTCTTACAGGTCCCGCTATGGAAGAGGTTAGATATATAGGGTTAAGAAAGAGGCAGTACAGTATAAAGGAGGTAAGTGCTGCATATGTGGGTATGATAAGTATATAGGAGCTTTAGAGTTCCACCACTTAGACCCTAATCAAAAGGATTTTGGTATAGGTAGTAAAGGATATACTAGAAGTTTTGATAAGGTTAAAGAAGAGCTTGACAAGTGTATATGTGTATGTGCTAACTGTCATAGAGAAATCCATGCAGGTCTCATAAACTTAAATGATATTAGGGTGTAGTTCAATAGGTAGAACACTGGTCTCCAAAACCAGCAGTTGTGGGTTCAAGTCCTGCCACCTTAGCTATATTGGCATATCTTCTAATGGTTAGGAAGCTACTCTGATAAGGTAGTAATCATGGTTCAATTCCATGTATGCCAACTATATTCTGATGTATTTCAATGGTAGAAAGCTGCTCTCATAAGGCAGTAGCTAGTGGTTCGAGTCCACTCATCAGAACTGTGTCTGTAGCTTAATTGGTCAGAGCCTTGGATTGTGGGTTCAAGTCCCATCAGACACTCCAACATACTCACATAGCTCAGTTGGTTAGAGCAGGAATCTTATACATTCAAGGTCAGGGGTTCAAGTCCCTTTGTGAGTACTATCTTGGAGTACCAGAGTGGTTCAATGGCTAGGACTGCAAATCCTCAGATTCGTGGGTTCAAATCCCACCTCCAAGTCTATATAAGTCTCTATAGCTGAATTGGTTAAAGCACCTGTCTCTTAAACAGGGGACTCAAGGTTCAAGTCCTTGTGGAGGCACTAGAGGGTATGCAGGGAGAAATCTTTCCTAGGAATAAGATGAAACCTCTTAAAAAGACCCTGCTCCGCTCCCTCAAAGCATTGAGGGTGGATGCTCTGGACTTTTAATCCTGAGAGCTAGGTTCGACTCCTAGTGGGGGAACATAACATGTTTAACTTCAAATTTTATGTGTTATGAGAAGAGTTCTTAATTTAGTGAAAAGAGGAGTAAAGTGGTATGTAGAGAGAAGTGCTACTAGCTACTATTGGACTCCCACAGGGTGTATTCCTATTATCAAGGAATAACCCTTTTGCTGAGTGAGGAACTATAATAACTAATTATGGGAAGTGTGCTACACGGTGATAGCCTCAGACTGTAAATCTGACACCTCTGGTTGAATAGGTTCGACTCCTTTACTTCCCACTTCAATAGAAAGGATTGCTCTTAGCTTATGAGTGGTGACTAGGGTAGAGACTAGAATAAGCTATATGGACATTGGGCAGGTATGGTTACATTGCGGGGGTCTGAAAAACCCTAGAACATAGTTCGATTCTATGAATGTCCACTAATATATTAAGGTATGGTACTGAAACTAGGTAGTAGAGGTAATGAGGTAAAGGCTCTTCAAGAGAAGCTGAACCTAAAGGCAGATGGGATATTTGGTCCTCTGACTGAGGAAGCTGTCAAAGACTTCCAGAGGTCTAATGGTCTTGAAGTGGATGGTATTGTTGGAGCTAATACTTTATCTAAGCTCAATCTCTCAGTGAATAAGAGGAATATAAAGGAGTTGATAGTGCATTGCAGTGCTACACCAGAAGGTAAAGACTATAGTGTAGATACTATAAGACAATGGCATCTTCAAAGAGGTTTCTCTGATATAGGCTATCATTATGTAATATATAGAGATGGTTCTATACATATAGGTAGAGATGAGTCTATTATAGGTGCGCACTGCACTGGTCATAATACTAACTCTATTGGAGTATGCTATATAGGAGGATGTGCTTCTGATGGTAAGACACCTAAAGATACTAGGACTACTGAGCAGAAGCAGTCATTGGTTAAGTTACTTAAGGAGTTAAAGACTAAGTACCCTCAAGCATCTATACATAGTCATAAGGACTTTGCTAATAAGGCTTGCCCTAGTTTTGATGCTACAAAAGAATATAGCTCTCTATAAGAGCTTATGCTCTCTTGGTGGAATTTGGTAGACACGCTAGATTTAGGCTCTAGTGCCGAGAGGTGTAAGGGTTCAAGTCCCTTAGAGAGTACAGATATTTTAGTTAAATAATGTAATTTACTCGCACAGGTTAAATATTTTGCTTAACTTTGCAGTATCAAATAAAGAATAAGAGGAATGGATAGTGTTTTTCTAGATAATCAGCTAATGGATGAGATGTTCAAGACTTCTCAAGATGAGAACCCTAGTCAGTTCTTCATTAGCTTCATTAACCTTCTGGAGGGTTGGAAGACTAAGTGTAAGAATCTACATTGGGCAGCTCCTAAGAAGAATATCCATGTCTACCTAGATGAGTTCCTAGATGTTATATCAGATTATCAGGATGGGTTGGCAGAGGAGTATCAGGGATTGCTTGGACATATGCAACCTAATGTGATTAAAGGTACTCCTAGTGATGTTCTTAATGCTATGGACTTCATCAATGAAGTCAAGGCAGGAACTACTAAGTTCTATGAGAATATCCCAGAGGGAACACTATATGCAGGTATTAGGTCTGAGTGTGAGACATTCATACATAATATACTGAAATATAAGTACCTATTTGAGTTATGTGATTTGAGACCTTACTAAGTATAATGCCCCTGTGGTGGAACGGAATACACATTGGTCTTAAACACCAACGCCCTTGAGGATTGCAAGTTCAAATCCTGTCAGGGGTACTATGCCTCCTTAGTGTTAATGGTTTAGCAAGCCTGCCTTGTAAACAGGAAGTCTCAGTTCGATTCTGAGAGGGGGCTCAACAAGTTACTAAAAGCTGTCTTACCTACAGTGAGAGAGTAACACTCAATGCTACTAGGTAAACCTCAGCAGGAGCTGACCTGCGGCATTCAGTTAAAAAGCTTTATGAGGTGTAGATGATTGAGGGTGCAAGTTAAGCTGACACTTGCAATGCCAAAGTACCAATAGTAAATCTTTGGCTTATGTAGATATGGTGTTAGGGGTTAGCATATGACATTGCCAATGTCAAGGGGTCAGTTCAAATCTGATTATCTACTCTTATGTGGGATTGGTGTTAGTGGCAACATATCTGCCTTCCAAGCAGAAGTGGACAGTTCGAGTCTGTTATTCCACTCTAATAACAACATCAAAGGATAAAGTTATGCAAAACAAATATGTAAAGGCTCAGGAGTAAGTAAGCATACTGTATATAGGATATTAAAGGGTAAACCTTTTAATTATTAATAAATCGCGGAGAGAATTGGTATTCAATCCAGTCTCATAAGCTGGACTCCAAGTGTTCGATTCACTTCTCCGCAACTAATTAAATTAAAGACTATGACTAAAGATGGTAAGGTGATGACCTGTATAGTAGGTCAGACAGTCAGGAACATAGTTGCTCAAGTCAATGAGCTTGAGATACCAAGAGAAGATATTGTTAGTATGTTTGCTTTGGGAGGGCAGATATACTTGGTGTTCTACAAATAAAGACTGACATTATGGAAGAAGTTAGAGTAGGAGGAGATACAGAAGGTATCAAGAGAGAACCTATTATCAATGTAGGTTGTCCTATAGGATTAGCTACTTATGAAGCGGTGAATAAATTCAAGAGTGTTAGAAGGGCTATAAGAAGAGGTCATGTATCTCCTTATGGAGTCATATATCCTAAGAGACCCTTTGGTAACACCAATACTAAGGAGAACAGGATAAAGAGACAGATTTATGGACAACTCAAGAACAGTAGAAGAGCAGCATAAGCATGATGAGTATAATGCTATACCAGTAGTCTACTGTGCTGATTGCCTATCCTTAAAGATATTGACAGTAGATGGCATAGACTACTGTGAGAAGTGTGGTAGTACTAACACTAAAGAGGCTAATATATTTGATTGGGAGAAAATGTACGCAGCCAAATATGCAGGAAGTTATCTAAATATGAAATAAAATGGAAAAGAAGTTAGAACCAAAGGCAGGTGCAGCAGCACCTAAGAAGCTCAGTTATGAGGAGTTAGAGAATGTATGTCATCAGCTTAGTGCGCAGGCTCAGCAGCTTAACACACAGAACCAGCAGTTGAGGATAGCACTGAATGAAGCTAACCTGACTAACCTATATAAGAGACTTGACTACTTGTTTGAAGTTATCAATAAGGATAATCCTCACTTGTCAGTAGACTTCAAGAAGCAATGTGCTAATGAGATTGAGACTTTGATGGCTACTCCTGAGCAGCCTGAGGACACACCAGAGACTGATAAGGAGGATTAAGTATGGTCAAGAAGGGAGTGGACAATGTGGTGAGAATACCATGTAAGCTTGACTACTCTTTCTTTAAGATGTGGTTTATGTTCTTACAGCCATTTCACCATCTTACTGAAAGGGAAATGGAAGTAGCCACTTCCTTTGTCAAGCAGAGATATGAACTTAGTAAGGTAGTCTCTGATAATGATATTCTTGACAGGCTCGTTATGAGTGAAGATACAAAGAGGAAGGTAAGGGAAGAGTGCAATATAACTCTTCCTCACTTCCAAGTCATAATGGGTAAATTGAGAAAGAATAACATTATAGTAGATGGTAAGCTTAATCCAAGATATATACCTAGAGTTATTGAGGAGAATGGCTCATTCAAGTTGATGTTATTATTTGATTTTCAATGAACTATCAAGATGCTATAGACCATGTGGCTAATAAGCTTGAGCTACCTAGAGAAGTAGTCAAGGAGGCATATGAGTCTTATTGGAAGTACATAAGATGCACCATATCAGAACTACCACTTAAAGATGACCTTAGTGAGGAGGAGTTCAACAAGTTGAGAACTAACTTCAATATACCTAGCATTGGTAAGTTATCATGTACTTACCCTAGGTATAAAGCCATTAAGGATAGGTATAAGCATGTAAAGAAACTAAGAGATGATAGCAACAATAAAGAAAGTCAAGCCCATGTTTAATGGGTTAATCACTACTATGAACAGATATGGTAGTGAAGTTAAAGCCAGAGGTAGTAATCTGATTGATGCTAGCAAGGCTAACACAGTTAAGGAATACCAAACTGTAGTTGCAATTGGACCTATGGTAAGAGGCATAGAAGTAGGAGATACAGTGTTTATCAATCCTAAGAGATATGCAGTAATGAAACATAAGCCTGGGTCTCTGCAAGATGGGGTAATCAAGGACAACCCAGTTATAGGTTACAACTTTGACATAGTTGAGATAGATGGTGTTGAGCATCTGTACTTACAAGACTCAGACATCAAGTTTGTAGCTGAGGTTGAGGAGTTTGATGAGAACCCTGCAATATACACTGAACAACCAAAGATTCTAGTTTAACACTATAAGCCCAGTCTTAAAGCAAGATTGGGCTTTTATTTTAATAGGTATATGAGACTATTCAAATATGAAGGATATAACCTCAACATATCTGAGGAAGCTTTAGCTCTTAAGCCTTTTAGAGCTATATGGGTAAGAGATAAGTCAGCCTCTAAGGAAAGGGCTATAACAGAGTTGGGCTATGTATATTTCATGGAAGACCCTAGAAGTGATTACCAGTATATCATAGATAGGGATGAAAGAAGCAAGGCTATTAAAGAGGGTGAGGGTCTTAAGTCTACATGGCAACCTGATGGAACTGTAAAAGAAGCCATGAAGCTGTATGCCTCATTCAAGACTACCTCAGCTCTATTACTGGAAGATACTAGAGCTTTGATTGATGGTTACAGGAATAAATTGAGAGACCTCACATCTGATATGTCAGAGCTTGATGTAAAGGATGTCAAAGAGCTAGGTGCTATTATTAAGCAAGTACCATCAATGGTTAAAGACTTAGATGAAGCTGAAAGGGCTTTAGCTAAAGAGATAGCACAAAGTGATAAGGTAAGAGGTGCACAAGAGAAGAGTATTTACGAAGATATGTAATTATGAAGAAGCGGAATGAACTATCAATGGCTGAGAAAGTACCCTATATTAAAATGGGTATAGATAGTGGTATTACTGACTTGAATATAGTATCTGAGAGATATAATAAGTTTGCAGAAGGGGGTGATACTCAAGAAGATGATAAAGGATAAGAAGGATATTCCAGATTTAATTAGAGTTAGAGAATCCACGGAGCCTATAGGTCAATGGAATGGTAAGAGTGGGTTTGTGTTAAAGTCAGAACATGTAACACCTTCTCCTGTTCCTGTAAGGGATGCTTATATGTATAATAGAGTAGAGTTACCATTTATGAAACCATTTTGGTTAAGAACACAATAATAATATGGATGTAGTAGGAATAGTAGAAGTATTGAATACCAAGTTTGAGAGTATGGATTGTAAGAAAGGAGTACATTTCATACTACATAAAGAGATAGAGTGTAATAGCTTTAGCAAGGCTTATAAAGAGTACAAGTGGACTCTATGGTATATAAATAGTGGAGAGAAGTTTAAAGTAACTACAATATCTCATATAAGTAGAGTAGTTACTGAAAAGGAAGAGTCTGAAATGACCAAGTACATGGAAGAATCTCTCCTTACCTTTATCTTTAATCTCCTTCTGGACCATGATAACTTAACTTTGATGTTGGATGGAAGATACAAAGGTGCTGATACAGACTAATAGGTATCAGACTCCTGTCACACAGGAGCTACTTGATAGTCTGCCAAGTGAGGTAGCAGAGCAGCTTATGGATTGTCTGACTAACATACAGTTCATTAAGAATCTCATATCTCCAGATAGACCTTACTATAAGGATTTACCTAGGGATGGGAGGGGTGCTGCAATAGTAGATATAACTAATCCTCCTATACTTGAGGATGCTGGCTACTTTAGACAAGCTGCATTACACTATCAGAAGCATGGGTGCTATACATTCCTAAAACCCAATAGTAATCCTAACTCTGAGTTCAGGAAGTTCTGGGATGAGGAGAGAAGAAGATGTTGGGAGGGTCTAATAAGACCCTCAGATGGTGCATGGATTTCAGGCTTTAACTACTGGTTCTTGAACTATCAGCCTATGATGGTCAATAAGATTACTGAGGGTAGGAAGAAAGCTGTCAGAGTAGAGTCATTCCCTTTCATGCAGGAGGGTAATGTATGGAGGTATTATTACCTGTTTAATGCTAGAGAGCAAGGTCATCATGCCATTGAGTTGGCTAAGAGAGGATGTGCCAAGTCATATTCACTCTCAGCTATTATGGGGCATAACCTTATCTTAGGAGAGTCAGAAGAGTCCAGAAGAAGGGTTATTACAGTACTGACTGCTTATCAGAAGGAATATCTATCTGATAATAAGGATGGCACACTATCTAAGTTCAAGCCTGCTATTAACTTTAGTTTCTCTCATACTCCTTTCCCTCACCTTATGTTGAAGAACTCTCCTAATGAGATGTCATGGCAGATGGGTTATAAGGATGAGTATGGCATTGAAAGAGGCTCACTCAATCAGGTATTGGCAGTATCAGCTAAGGATGATAGTGAGAAGCTGAGAGGTAAGAGAGGTTGGATTCTATTCGAGGAGATGGGTTCATTCAAGGGACTATTGTCTCTGTATGATATTACCAGAAAGTCAGTAGAGGATGGTGACTATACATTTGCCACCATGTATCTGGTAGGTACTGCTGCTGAGAATGAATCGGACTTTAGCTCAGCTAAGACTCTGTTATATTATCCAGAGGCTTATAATATACTCTCAGTAGAGAATGTATATGATAGACCTAAGCAAGGTAAACCTACATTTGGTTATTTCTTCCCATCATATGTAAATAGAGCAGGATGTTATAACAAGGATGGAGTATCTGATGTAGTAAAAGCACTGATAGAGATACTTATGCAAAGGCATAAGGCTAAGTATAGTGCTGACCCTAAGTCAGTTCTTAGAGTAATAGCGGAAGACCCTATTACACCTGCTGAGGCTATTATTAAGGTAAAGGCAGCATTCTTCCCAGTTACAGCATTGACTGAAAGACTACAGCAGCTTGACACTGATGTTCACTCATTTGATGATGTGTATATAGGTAAGCTGGTTATGAATAAGAGTGGAGAAGTGGAGTTCAAACCTACTAGTGATGAGCCTATCAGGAAGTATGGAGTAGAGAATGATACACCAGGAGCTATAGAGATATTTGAGTTACCTGAGAAAGATAGGAGTGGTAAAGTACTCAACACTAGGTATATAATAGGGCATGACCCTGTAGATAATGACCAAGCTGAGTCATCATCACTGTCATCTACATTTGTATTGGACTTATGGACTGACAAGATAGTAGCTGAATATACAGGTAGACAAGCATTTGCAGAGGACAACTTTGAGATAGTGAGATTGTTATGTTTGTTTTATAATGCCAAGTGCCTCTATGAGTCCAATAAGAAGGGTATCTATGCCTACTTTGCAAAGATGAACTGTACTCACTTGTTAGCTGATACTCCTGAGTACCTGAGGGATAAGCAGATGATTAAGTACAACTCCTTTGGTAGTAACCAGAAGGGTGTCAATGCTACAGCAGCTATAAACAACTATGCTAATGGTCTTATAAGAGATTGGTTGATGAAACCTGTAACTATGATTACTACTATAGATGGAGTAGAACAGGAAGTAGTCACTCAGAACCTGTTCTTCTTGAGGAACAGAGCCTTGATAGAAGAGCTTATAGCATTCAATCCTGAGATAAATGTGGATAGAATCAGAGCATTAGGTATGGTTATGTTATATAGAGAGGAGAAGATGGTACTATATCAAGGTAATCTTAGTAGGGATAAGGATGCTACTCCAAAGGATTATATAGGTAATGACCCATTCTTCACCAATAACTATGACAAGAGATTCAAGAAACCAGTAAATTTAGTAAAAGATATGGCAACTAGTTAGTATTTCATTTATTTACTTGTAGATATGAGTGAGATTGACTACTTTTGCATGAGATTAAATAATGGAAGACTATGGCAGATAATATAAACTTTCCCAGACAGATGCTTCCTTTCTCTAAGAAGACTAAGCAATGGAGAAAGGAATGTCTGCTATGGGCTAACCAGAAGACCTTCTTCAATTACAGTTTAGTTAGGAAGTCAGTAGTTCATAAGAAGATTAACTATGACCTGCTCAATGGTAGGTTGCATATGTCAGACTTGCAGATGGTACTTAACCCAGACCATATAGAGGCTGGTTATATACCTGATAAGTTACAGCACTACCCTATTATGAATAGTAAACTTAATGTTCTAAGGGGTGAGGAGAGTAAGAGAGTCTTTGATTTCAAGGTTGTTGTAACAAACCCTAATGCAATATCTGAGATAGAGGAGAACAAGAGGACTGAGCTATTCCAAAGATTGCAAGAGCTTATAGCAGATACATCAGCAAGTGGGGATGAGTTCAACCAGAAGCTTGAGAAGCTGAATGACTACTACACCTATGAATGGCAGGATATAAGAGAGACAAGGGCTAATGCCTTATTGAACCATTATATCAAGGAGCTTAATATGCCTCTCATATTCAATCAAGGCTTCATGGATGCAATGGCAGTTGGTGAGGAGATTTACCAATGTGATATTGTAGGTGGTGAGCCAGTGATTGAGAGGATAAATCCCCTAAAGATTAGAGTATTCAAGTCAGGTTATTCAAATAGGATTGAAGATGCTGACATCATACTGTTAGAGGATTACTGGAGTCCTGGTAGGGTTATAGATACTTACTATGATGTTCTCACTAAGAGAGACATTGAGTATATAGAGAACCTTCCTGACCATGTTGGTCAAGCAGCTACTGACTCTATGGATAACCTTGATGAGAGATATGGCTTCATCAATGCAAGTATGATAGGTGATGAGGTTACAGCAGTCAATGGTTCATACTACTTTGACCCAGCTAACCTGTTCAGTGAGGGAGTTACATCTTCATTGTTACCTTATGACTTGGCAGGAAACCTTAGAGTTCTTAGAATGTACTGGAAGTCAAAGAGAGCTATCCTTAAGGTTAAGTCTTATGACCCTGAGACAGGTGAAGAAGTATATAACTTCTACCCTGAGAACTATGTAATAGATAAAGATAGAGGTGAAGAGGCTCAGAGGTTCTGGATAAATGAGGCTTGGGAAGGTACTATGATAGGTGATAGCAAGGATGGTATCTTTGTTAATATGAGGCCTAGACTGGTACAATACAATAGATTAAGCAACCCATCAAGATGCCACTTTGGTATAGTGGGTTCAATCTATAACCTCAATGATAGCAGACCATTCTCATTAGTGGATATGATGAAGCCTTACAACTACCTGTATGATGCTATACATGACAGACTTAATAAGGCATTAGCTGCAAACTGGGGTTCTATCCTAGAGCTTGACTTGAGTAAAGTACCTAAGGGATGGACTATTGACAAGTGGATGTACTATGCCAAGATTAACCATATAGCTGTTATTGATAGCTTTAAGGAAGGTACTATAGGAGCTTCAACTGGTAAACTTGCAGGTGCATTGAATAATGCTGGCAAGGGTATACTTGAGACTAATATAGGTAACTATATCCAACAGCAAATCAACCTTCTTGAGTTTATTAAGATGGAGATGGCTGAGGTTGCAGGTATTACCAAGCAGAGAGAAGGTCAGATAAGCAATAGAGAGACTGTAGGTGGAGTAGAGAGAGCTACATTGCAGTCATCACATATAACAGAGTGGTTGTTTGTAGTACATGATGATGTTAAGAAGAGAGCATTGGAATGCTTCTTGGAGACAGCTAAGATAGCACTCAGAGGTAGAAGCAAGAAGTTCCAGTATATCTTATCTGACACATCAACCAGAGTAATGGATATTGATGGTGATGAATTTGCTGAGGCTGACTATGGTCTGGTAGTAGATAATAGCAATGGTACTCAGGAGCTTCAATCTAAGCTAGATACTCTGGCACAAGCAGCATTACAGACTCAAACATTGTCATTCTCTACTATAACCAAGCTCTACACATCAAGCTCATTAGCTGAAAAGCAGAGATTGATAGAGAAAGATGAGAAGGATATTAGGGAGAGACAAGCTCAGGCACAACAGCAGCAACTACAGGTACAGCAGCAAGAAATTGAAGCTAAGAATCAATTAGAGGGGTTAAAACTCCAACAAGAAGATGCCCTAAATCAAAGAGATAATGAGACAAAGATACTTATTGCACAAATGCAAGCCTATAGTAAGAATAATGGTGATGATGGCATAGTAGAGCCAGAATATTCTCAAGAAGATAAGGATAAGCTAATGGAGCAGATAAGAGAGTTTGATGAAAGACTTAAACTTGATAGAGATAAACTGAACCTTGACAAGAAGAAACATGAGGATGATGTAGTTCTAAAGAGAAAAGCACTTAATAAAAAGACTACAACTAATACTAAATAACTATGATTATAAATAAGATAATTATATCAGAAGTAGCCCCCAATTCAAAAAAAAAAGAAGTTGGGTGGCTTTTACCATTAGAAGATGATACATTCAAACTTAAATTCTATGGATTAAATGGTTGGATAGATGCTTCATCTGGAACACAAGGAGCTGCAGGCCCTGCTGGTGCAGATGGAAAGTCTTTAACAGCTATTGAATTAACTGTAGATGCAGAGGGTAATGTAACTGGAGGTACAGCTACTCTCAGTGATAAATCAACAATAGATATAACAGTAACAAAATCTGAAGGTTAATACTATGTTTTTTACACAAGAAGATTATAGAAAGATAGAAAAGTGGCTCCTTGCAAACAGTAGGAAAGATACTGACTTTGCAGGAGCTGCAACTCCTCTTAAAGGAAATGAAACTGTAGTTCTTGTACAGAATGGTAAGAATGTAAAGGCATCAGTGAAAGATATAGTTGAACAACTATTTCTTCTTGGTGTATCTGACTTTGTGAATATCACTGACAAGTATAATGAGAGTTATATTTCACTATCTCAAGCTATAGGATTAATTCCTTACAGAAGTAGAAAGATTGGTCAAGTAATTACTTTCTTGGATGATAGAGGTAGGTGGTCAATATATCAGTTTCAAGGTTCAAGAAAGAATCAATGGAATATTTTATCTTTATGGACTGAACTTTCAAACCTTATTACAGGGGATATAGCTATTATAGATAGTGAGGATATTGTAACTGAGGTAAACAGTACAAATCAAGTATCTCTAAAGTTTGCAGATAAAGTTTATAATACTGCCGATTATTCTGGTTTAGGAAGAATATATCTTAGAAAGAATATTGTAACTGTTAAAGACTCTATAACTGATAGTATGATTACTACGAATTGGCTTAACCAGTCAATGATTTCCAAAGAGAATACTATCTATATATTACAATATGATTATAACTTGAACAGACAAACATTATTTGTTCCAAGTGGAAGTATTCTTTTATTTGAAGGAGGTAGCATAAATAATGGTACTCTACAGCTTAATAATACTGTTTTAGCTGGAAATCCTAATATAACAGCAGATGTAACAGGCACTGTAGCTAATGCTAATGTTGAAGTAGGATGGTTTGGTGCTAAAGGAGATGGACTTACAGATGATACACTTGCAATTAAGAGAGCTTTAGCATTAAAAGCCCCCCTTATCTTAGCTGCTAACTTGACTTATGTTGTTAATTCTACACTTGAAGTATATAATGATATTATAGGTAATAGTAGTAGAATCAAGAATAGAGAAGTACAGATGGCTTACTCTTTGATACATATCAACCAAAGGAGCTTTCCTTTTGTAACTACTATTAAGGATTTATATGTAGAAGGTAATGATTTGGGAACTGGAATGACCACTACTTCAACTATTACTGGTATAGATGTAGATGCTCCTCATGTAGTTCTTGATAATGTAAAGGTAAAATATTGTAAGATAGGTATTCTTGCTAAGAAATATACAATTAATATCCTTAATTGTATGTCTAACTATAATACCAAGAACCTGAGTATTTATAGCAATACTTGCATGGCTAATGATATAAATATTACTGGTGGTAACTATAGTTCTCCTACAGGAGAATATTCAGTTATTGTTGGTGATACTGACTTTAGTGATGCAGTGCTTGATGATTATCAAGCAGCTAGAATAATGCTGCAAGGATTCTCTTGGGATGGGGGTACACTACTTATCAACAATGTATGTAATATTACAGTTGATAACTGTTATGTTGAGAACCCAAGGAATAAGAAATGTATTGAGCTTAATAAGGTTGCTGACAATCTGTTAGTTAATTGTGAGATTAGAAACAGCTACATAAGAGGGGGTGATTATGGTATAAAGACCTACAAGATTATTGATGGATTAGCTGTTACTAAGTGTGTATTTAGAGAACTCACATATAATAACTTATATGTAGCTGTTGATGGCAGAGTTGAATATACAGGTAACATAAATGTAAACAGACTTTCATCATACCCAGAAATTCACACAGGTATCAATTCAGTAACTTTAGCTGAGGTATTACCAAGATTAGCTAATTATAAGCTGGACTTTGAGGCATTAGTACAGAATAACAGAGCTTGTACAAGAGTGTCTCCTAATCAGAAATTCTATGACTGGTATGGTAACAGTACTCAGTATTCAAATGCAAAAGCTTTCTTGAATCCAACTAATCCTGCTACTGATATACCATGTGCTATGGATGGTTATGGTATATGTAATATGATTGATGCAGGAGCTTCTGCTAACTTCAATGGAGGTGATTTGGTTATTCTAAATGGAATACAAGCCTATGTAAGAAGCTGTGATTATGATAATAATATAGTTTACTTGGGTGGTGGAAGTGACTTACCAAGTACAGGAAGCTATACATTATCCCACTTCTTTACAGAAGAAATGGTTTCTAAGGATAGCTTAGTTAAGGCTTTTGTTACAACTGACCTTCCTGTGCTACAAGACCTCACTTATGATAATGGTAAGGCTTATTTTGATAGTACATTAAATCACCCTGTATGGTGGAACCACAATGTATGGGTAGATGGAGATGGATTTAAGTCCAATAGAAAAGTAGGTACTACGGCTCAAAGACCTGAACATCCTTCTACTGGATACAGATACTTTGATACGGATTTAATGCAATGGATTATCTATGATGGTGAGAACAATCTTTGGATGAATGAAGATGGTACTCTTATAACAAGAGTGGTAATAGTCTAACTAGATAAAGTAGTATTTGATATATAAATCAAGTACTACTTTTACTTGCATATATAAGAACTTTTACTTATATTTGCAGCAAATTAAAAAATGATAATAAATATGGCAGTTCAAGATAAATTTAATAAGCCTAATGTTATATATAAAATAACTAAGGTTATAGACCTTGTAGGGGGAACTCTTACTATTCCAGAAGGATGTACCTTAGACTTTCAAGGAGGAGGTATTAATAATGGAACATTAGCTCTTAATAATACAGCTCTTATAGGAACTATAAAAATAGCTAATACTGTTACTATAACAGGAAACACAAGTACCTCAACCTTATATCCAGAGTGGTTTGGTGCAGAAGGGGATGGTATTACTAATGACCTAAAAGCAATACAAACTGCGGTTGATATAGCTCCATATAATGCACAGATTATTTTTACTAATAAATATAAAATATTTGGGGTAAATAGTGAGTCATTTAATAGAAGAGAAGATGGTATCTATATAAAGAGCGGTGTACAATTTAATGGATTAGCAGGAGCTCAGTTAATTGCTGATAATTGGTGTTGTAATATATTTACAACTCCACCAGAGGCTAATGACCTTACTAAACCAAATATTTCAAATGTAAGATTTTATAATTTAGAATTAGTACATACACATGACTCAATATATCAATTCTCTGCCTTGATTAATTTAGCCAATATAGATAATTGCATTATTCAAGGATGTAAGTTCTTAAGTTACTGTGGAGATGGAATAACTGCTGGAGCACTGCTATCCCCGGATGAGGGAAGATGGATGACTTCTTTTGTTAATGATGTTACAGTAAGAGATTGTATTTTTGATGGTAAAAATATAGTTAGTAGGCAGGGTATATCTGTTTATGTATGTAACAATTTTACAATTGATAATAATCTTTTTAAAAATAGCTCTGGTGATGTAATGCCAGGAGCTATAGATTTTGAGCCAGAAGCAGATGTTGAAATTAAAAATGTTAAGATTATCAATAATCACTTTGAAAATATTAAAGGTGTTGTTGGAACTATAGCATTTGTTAATCCTGTAGGAAATAATATTACTGCTGATAGATTCATAATAGAAAATAATACATTTGTAAGCAGCAATTCTCATGATATATATATAAAAATGGAATCTCAGACAACATGTAGTCTGATTATTACCAAAAACACATTTATTAAGTCTAAAGTATATTTTTCAGTAAACAAAATTTCAGATGTAATTATTACAAATAATATTGGTGGACAGTTAAAGTATGGCAATGCTATTAGTAATAGTGTAAAAGCAAATTATTGCAACAATATAACAGGAGACCAAGTTGGAATGGAGTTATGGGATAATCCTGCTGTTACTTTTGATAATTGCGAAGCAGTTCTTATTGATGGAAACTTTCATCAGAGAATTAATACTGATTCTGCATTTAAGTTGAAAGGAACAATAGGTTCAGCCATCATTGTTAATAATAGAGTAAATGCTTGGGAGACTTCTAATGTTAAGTTTGTAGAATTAGCAGAAAATGCTAATCTTGATAGATACATAATCAAAAACAATTTGTGTGGTGCTCCTTCTGATATTGGTGAATATAATGATTTGAGTTCTGTCTCATCATGTTCATTTAACTTAGATACACTTCCAGATAGTTTACCGATTGGAATAGTCGGTACTGTTATCGGAGCAGACAGTATTAATAAATCACCTCTTAATGCTGAAGGTGGTCTACTTTTAAGTGTACACCCTACAAATGGATATTATAAAGGTCTGACAAAACAGTTGTTCTTTCCTATGTTTGTAAGAGGAGCACAACCTTATGCTTATCTTTTTATCAGGAAAAGGTTGGATAATAATACATGGAGTGAATGGTTACATGTAGCCACAAGCTCCTTAAACCCTACTCCTACTGTTGGTCCTTCAAGCTCAAGACCAGCAGCCCCACAAGCTGGTATCTTTTATTTTGATACTACCTTAAGTAAACCTATCTGGGGAAATGGTTCAGCTTGGGTGGATGCAACTGGTACAGCTGTATAAAAAACAATATAGTTTATGAAAGATATACAACAATTAATTAAAAGAGATAATCTTGCAGGAGGATATAAAGACGTCTTCCCTAAGACTTTCATTGATGCTATTACAGATAGAGAAAGTGGCATTACACTTACAGACATTCTGTCAAGTTTTAATATGTACTTCCTTTCATATACAGGAAATAGGGAAACTACAAGACTTGAAGTTCCTATGTCAATTAGGAAGCAAGGATTATGGATAACCTATGTACTTGATGGAAATACTATTACAGAATGTTATGGAATTGATGCTATAGATGATGTTTCTTGGCAAGATGGCAAGAACTGGAGATTAGGTTCAAATATACCAGTAGTTCAGGAACTGGGTGAAGATGAGAATGCTGTTATTAGCCAAAAGGGGGTAACTTTTGCCCTATATACCAATTACAAAAACTTTGTAGGAAGTTCTGATAGTAGACCTTCTCTTAGTATAGAGGATATTGGCTATCTTTATTATGATAGTACTTTAAAAAAATATATCTGTTGGAATGGGGATTCTTGGACAAACATGGATGGGACCTCACTATAAATCAAGATTATATTAAATATAAATAAATCACTTATGCTACTGTGTAAGTGATTTATTTTTCTTACCTTTGCAGCATTATGAAGAAGTTATTGTTAGCTATACTGCTAGGCATCCTGTTAAGTGGTTGTGCTGCAACTAAGTATGTGGAAGTTCCTGTAGATAGAGTTAAGATTGAATACAGGGATAGGGTGTCTGTTGATACTCTATATAGGAATGACAGTACTATCATAAGAGAGAAGGGTGATACTGTATTCTTAGAGAAGTACAAGTACATATATAGGGTTAAGGAGCTTAGAGATACTGTTAATGTGACTGATACTATAACAGTAGTCAATACTGTAGAAGTCACTAAGGAAGTGAATAAACTACATAACTGGCAAGTAGGTCTAATGGTTTTGGGAGGAGCAGCTATTGCACTTGGAGGTTACAAACTTATTAAATTTATTAAGGTATGACATTTAATGAACTAATTACAAAGATTGGGGTAAACAAGATACTACACTTCTCTATTGGAGGGTTTATAGTAGCACTGTTTACCATAGTTGCCACTCTTCAAGAAGGTGTTGTTGATGCTAGAATGATAGCAGCTCCCTTTATAGGACTAGTTCCAGTAGCCATGTTTTCATGGTTCAAAGAGGCAGTGATTGATGATGAGTTTAGCTGGATGGATATTCTGGCAAGTGTACTAGGAGCAGTTCCTGTATTTATAGCTACAGCTCTAGGTGTGCTATTCTACACACTATCTAATTAAAAGTAGCTATGATTGATACTGGGGTACTTATAACAGCACTAATAGGTATAATAACTACCTTTGCCTCAGGTTGGACTTCATGGTTCTTCACAAGGAAGAAGTATAATAGTGAAGTAGACCAGACTGTCATTCACAATATGAAAGAGTCACTAGAGTTCTACAAGCAGCTCTCTGATGATAATAAGGAGAGGCTTGATGAGATGATTAAGAGGAATGATGAATTAGAGGATGAGATAAAAGAGTTGAGAAAGCAAGTATCGGAGCTTATGTTACTCACTTGTAAAGACCTTACCTGTAAACTCAGACAAACTAGTTTTAATTTGGTAAAGACTACAAATGAAGAGAGTACTTAACTTTAGAGTAGTAGAGGGAGACCCTAATGAGGTTGACAAGAATGAGATACTACTAGTAAGAGATAACTCAACTGGTAAGGTTAAGAGCATTAGAGAGAGGGAGCGATGGTTCTCTAGAAGAACTTATTCCAGATGGCTACATATATTGTAGAGTTAAGTCTTGGACAACTGACTTAACTAATGGACAAAAGGTATCTCTATTGTCTCTTGGAGAGTATATTGGTTCACTCATTAGCTCATCTTTAGTGAACTTCTTACTATTTAGTAATATCTATGCTCCATTTGACATTATCAAATGTACTAATGGAGAAGGTACTAACTGATTAAGAAATATCTGCTAAAGATAGTAGATGATATTGATGCAGGTAACTCTAACCTAACAGAATCAGAAGCTGTTGAGTTAGTAGATACTTTGAAGAGATTGACTGATAGGGAGAAGAGACTTAGCAAATATGAAGCTTGTAGGTATCTGAATGTAAGTAGAGCTACTTTTGATAACTATGTAAGAGAAGGCAAGTTACCTAGAGGTAAGCATGAAGTAGGTTTCAAGGAATTATCAAGGTATTGGGCACTAAAGATAGGAAAAGCTCACAGTGTTTTATCTTACAGATTAAAAGTACATGGAATAGATAACCTAAGGAAATATATAGAACAAAGAACTGAGTTGGTCTAGAAAGGACTTAGATAGTTTTGTCCAGAAGTGTAATGATAATAGACAGGTTCTGCTTAGAGTGTATAATAGCAGAGCTGTTAAAGGAGATACATTATGATAACACAAAGGAAAGTAATGATACCAATCTTTGACTATAAGCTGACTATAGTCATATATGATGATTGGGATGAAGTCAGTCATATGTTTGATGTTGGTCCTGAACCTAGAGCAGTGACAAGACATACATATGGAGCAGCACTTGTAGCTATTAACAGTAAACACGGTAGTAGCATAGTACATGAAGCTGAACATGTAAAGAACCTTATATGGGATTATATAGGTTACATACCACAGAGAGACAATGATGAGGTAGATGCCTACCTAATTACATACATATATAAGAAGATAGTTGATGTATTCTACAAGCACAATGGTAGACCATCATAGTGAAGGAGCTATGGAAGAAGAATGGAGAGATGTAATTGGCTACGAAGGGTATTATGAGGTCAGCAATCTTGGCAGAATTAGAAGTAAGGATAGGGTAATCCAATATTCTGATGGTAGAGTGGTGCATAGGAGGTCACTGCTAAAAAGTCCTACACTGAGTGGTAATTCATACCCTAGAGTTGGATTACAGGTAAATGGAAAACTAACTATGAAGATGGTACAGTGGTGGTAGAAAGTTTGTAGGTGAGAAGTATGATATGTCTAAAGCTAAGGAAGTAGCTGAGAGATATAGGGGTATCATACCACAAAGTGCAACTTATGCCGATGTTTATGTAGCACTTAATGCACAGTACCATGACTACTGTGAGCTACTTAAGGCATGGTTTGGTGATAACATTGACACTAAAGTAGTTGAGTCTGCAATCAACTTCTGGTTTAAGGATGATGACTACAAGAGTGGTGGCAGTAAAGTATATAAGTACTTCAGGGAAGCATAATAAGCTCGGAGGGGTGTAGTAGTGATACTACACCTCTCTTTTTGTACCAGTAAATAAGGATTTCATTTATAGTTTAACAACTATCTGTATTAGATACTTGCCTACTTGCGGAATAGTTAATACCTTTGCATAGTTTAATAACCAAAGGAGAAGAAAATATGGATGGTTTGAATGATAGCTTTATACTATCTGGAGAAGAGATTGATACACTGAACCTCTTTGATGATAGTGATGAAACACAAGAGACACCTCCTGCTACTGGAGAAGAGAAGCCAGATGCAGAGGAGGGTGACAAGGACAAAGATAAACCAACTACTGAGGAAGAAGTAAATCCTGATGATTTATTTGAACCAGAGAGCGTAGGTAGTGAGGATAAAGAAGATAAGAAAGACAAGGAAGGAGAGACACCTGACTCTAATAAGGATAATGGTTCTTCTCCCAATTCTAACTTCTACTATTCCATTGCCAGTGCCTTAGTAGAAGATGGTGTCCTCCCTGACCTTGATGAAGAGTTTGTTAAAGGTATTAAGTCTCCAGAGGACTTGGCAGAAGCCATAGACAAGCAGGTTAATGCCAGACTTGATGAGACACAGAAGAGAATAAGTGCTGCACTTAATGCTGAACTAGAGCCTGATGAGATTAGGCAGTATGAAGCTGTCTTAGGTAATCTTGAGAAGATTACTGAGGATGCCATCAAGGATGAGTCAGATAAAGGTGAGGGCCTTAGAAAGCAGCTCATATTCCAAGACCTTATCAACAGAGGCTTCTCAAAGGAAAGAGCAGCTAGAGAAGTGAAGAAGTCATTTGATAGTGGCTCAGACATAGAGGATGCTAAGGATGCCCTAGAGAGTAACAAGTCCTACTTCAAGCAGCAATATGATGACCTTATTAAGGAAGGTCAGGAAGAGGCTGAGAATGAGAAGAAGAGAGTTAAGAAAGAAGCTCAAGACCTCAAGAAGCAGATGCTTGAAGATAAGGAGATATTTGAGGGTATCACTATGGATAAGGCAACAAGGCAAAAGGCTTATGATAACATTGCCAAACCAGTCTATAAGACTGAGGGTGGTGAGTATCTGACAGCTATCCAGAAGTATGAGACAGAGAACCCAGTTGAGTTCAGAAAGAAGCTGGGAGTTATCTTTACTCTTACTGATGGTTTCAAGAACCTTGATATGCTTGTCAAAGGTAAAGTAAAGAAAGAAGTCAAGAACAGCCTCAGAGAGTTGGAACATACACTAAGGAATACCAATAGACCTAAAGGTAATCCCCAATTTGTAGGTGGTGTTCAAGAGGACCCAGAGTCTTATATAGGACAAGGCTGGTCACTTGATGTATGATATAAATTGATTAACTAATAAATTAAGTTTTTATGGCTGGTAAATTAGGTAAATTTCAAATGTTAGGCTTCCAGCACTGGAAGGGTCTGACAAGTGACAATCACCTTGGCTCAATCTTCCAGTTGCAACCTCAGAAGGCAACTAACCTTATGGTTCAGTTGCTAGCTTTCTATAGAGGTAAGACTCTGGACACATTCCTTAATCAATTCCCTGTAAGAGAGTTTGAGACTGATGATGAGTACTACTGGGATGTTATTGGCTCATCAAGAAGGAATATACCTCTGGTTGAGGCAAGAGATGAGAATGGTACAGTAGTTACTGAGGAGAGTGGTAATGTAGGTATTGGTACATCACCTTTCTATCTGGTATTCCCAGAGGATTGGTTTGCTGATGGTGAGGTTATCGTAGGTAATCTAAACCAAGTATATCCTATTAGAATCCTTGGTGATGCTAGAATGGAGGGTACAAATGCGGTCTATAAGTGTGAGACTATGGGTGGTCTTACTCAAGGTATTCCTGCTGAGAGACTGCTAGCTGGAGAGAGATTCTCTATTGAGTATGCTCCTGTAGAAAGAGAGGGTTCAAGAAAGGTTGGTGACATCAGATTCAGTACTCCTGTATCTATGAGAAATGAGTGGTCTACTATTAGAATCCACCACAAGGTATGGGGTAATAAGCTGGGTAGAAAGCTTGCCTTTGGCATTCCTATGGTAAGGAATGTAGATGGTAAGCAAGTTAAGGACACAGCTAACATGTGGATGCACTATGTAGACTGGGAGCTTGAGTGCCAATTCTCTGAGTACAAGAACAATGTAATGGCTTTTGGTACTTCTAACAGAAATGCCAATGGTGAGTACATGAACTTCGGTAAGTCTGGTAATGTTATCAAGACTGGTGCTGGTATCTTTGAGCAAACAGAGGTAGCTAACGTAATGTACTACAACAACTTCTCATTGAAGCTTCTTGAGGATGCCCTATATGAGCTGAGTGCAGCTAAGCTTGGTATGAATGACAGACTATTTGTCATCAAGACAGGTGAAAGAGGTGCTATCCTATTCCACAAGGCAGTTCTTCAAACAGTTAGTGGTTGGACTACATTTGTTATGGATAACAACTCAACTAAGGTAGTTGAGAAGACTCAATCTAAGCTCCACAGTAATGCTCTGTCTGCTGGTTTCCAATTTGTAGAGTACAAAGCTCCTAATGGAGTAAGGGTAAGACTTGATGTAGACCCATTCTATGATGACCCAGTAAGAAACAAGGTTCTTCACCCAATGGGAGGTGTGGCAATGTCATACAGATTTGACATCTGGTACATTGGTTCTATGGACCAACCTAATATCTTCAAGTGTAAGATTAAGGGTGATAATGAGCTGAGAAGCTATCAGTGGGGTCTAAGAAACCCATTCACAGGACAGATGGGTAATCCACATATGTCTTATGATGAGGATAGTGCTACTATACACAAGATGGCAACACTTGGTGTATGTGTGCTTGACCCAACTAGAACATTGTCATTGATTCCTGCAATACTGCAAGGATAAGGTATTAGGGGGATGAGGTAATCCCTTGTCCCCCTTCTTTCTATAAACTAACTATAAGGAGAAGAGTAATGGCTAAAGAAGTAGAAGTAATGCTGGATGATGATACTATAATGGATGAGGCTCCTATGCAGGAGGTAGTTGAGGCACCAGTTAAACAACCAAGAAGAAGACAGGCTAAGCAACCTGCTGCTGTAGATGAACCTATAGTCAACTGCTTGGGAAATGAGAGAGTCATTGTAAAGCATGTACCTAAAGAGACAGGTATAGTAAGAGACCCTAAGCATATCCTATATGGAGGTATGGCAGAGGGTGCAGTAAGATGGCTTACTGTTCCTAGACTTACATCTGGTATGTATGTAAATGTACTTACCAATGCTGAGAAGGCTTACCTAGAGGAGGTGATGGGACTTGAGTACAATGCACTATCAATATATAATAAGGTAGATAATTTCTGGGATAATTATCAGGTAAGGCTGACTAAGCAAGACAACTTCCTTAACCTAGCTGACCCAGATGATTATATCAAATATAAGGTGCTTTTAGCCAACAAAGACCTGATAGCACCATCTCTTCAAGACCTTGAGGACCACCCTAAAGCTACATACCAGTTTGTAATCATCCATGAGAATGAGGAGTCACAGGCTTCTAAGAAGAAGATGAATGCAACTATGCAGGCTTATATGGAGTTTGGCAAGATACAGGAGAATGCAGATATACTTAGAACTATCATTGAGACTATTGATGGTAGACCTACATCTAAGAACTCTAAGATTGAGTTCCTGCAAGAGAAAGTTGGCAAGCTTATTCAAGCTGATGCTAGGCTCTTTGTAAGAGTAGCAACTGACCCTCTATTAAATACTAAGGTTCTTATCAAGAAGGCTATTGAAGGTGGTCTTATCAGTAACAGAGGTGGTATGTTATACTTAAAGGCTGATGGTACTCCTCTATGTGGGGATAATGAAGAGCCTACTTTTAACATTGCAGCCAAGTATCTGAACATGCCTAAGCATCAGGACTTGAAGTTCAGCTTGGAAGCAAAGTTAAAAGAGTAAAGTATGAATCATGTAGAATTTAGCAACGGGTTTGATGTACTCTACAATAACATAATGTCCAATGCTGCTCCTGGTATCAATGAGTATGAGAAATCTGTCTTATTGACCAAGGCACAAGATGAGATATTGAAGAACTATTTTAACCCTCAGGGTAATAAGTATCAGGAGGGTTTTGATGGTTCTGCCAAGAGGCAGATAGACTTCTCTGGACTTATATCAGTTGCAGATTGTACATCACAAAGTGGAGCTGGCTTTGACCTTAGAGCCAAGATATATAGGATGCCTGAGGATGTGTTCTTAATAATAAATGAGACACTTACTACTAATACAGGAGTAAAGCAGGTAGTTCCTATTAGCTTTGATGAGTACTCTAGGTTAATGTCCAGGCTCTATAAAGAGCCTTTGAAGTATCAGGCTTGGAGATTAGTTACAGAGGGTTCTGGCAATGAGAATGTAATTGTTGAGGTTATACCTCACTCTGGTGAAACAGTAAGCAAGTACACTGTCAGATATGTCAGAAGACCTAAACCAATAGTATTAGTAGACCTAGCATCAGAGTATGGTGATGTAAGTATCAATGGGGTAAGCACTATAAGTGAGTGTGAACTTAATCCTCTTATACATGAGGAGATACTGCAAAGAGCAGTGGAGCTTGCTAAGATAGTCTATACTGGAGATGCAAATGGTCTTTTACAAGTAGGACAAAGGAGTGAATAATGACAACACAAGAGTTCTCTAATGAATTTGACACTCTGCTGAGCAGCTATAGTACTGTTCCTCCTTATGGAGATGAGAACAAGCTGAACATCACTCTTGATGAATATGAGAAGTCAGTGTTTCTCACTAAGGCTCAAGAAGAGATAGTAGTAGAGTCATACACAGGCAAGAATCAGTTTGGAGAGAGTTTTGAAAGAACAGAGGAGATAAGGAGATACTTAAGTGACTTGGTTAAGACAGTAGTACTGTCAGACAAACTGACAGGTCATGTAGGATTGTCAAAGACTTCAATGTTCTTCCAACTTCCTGAGGATGTATGGTTCATTACTTATGAGTCAGCTACATTAAAGGATGAGAGACTAGGATGTCTAGATGGAGAAGAGGCTACTATAGTTCCAGTAACTCAAGATGAGTATTACAGGATAGCTAAGAATCCTTTCAGAGGTCCATCAAAAGGCAGAGCAGTCAGACTTGATATAGGTGATGGAGTTATTGAGATAATCTCAGATTATAACATAGACAAGTATCTGGTAAGATACCTCTCAAGACCTAAACCTATAGTTCTGGTTGACCTTAGTGAGTTATCAGTTAATGGTATAAAGGTCAGAACAGAGTGTGAATTAAATCCTGTCATACATAGAGCTATACTTGAAAGAGCAGTCAGACTAGCTATAATAAGTAAGACTCAAGTGTCAGGTAGCAAATAAGAAATTGTTTAATTAAACTAATTATCAAAAATGGCTAATTTTAGTATCAATCAAGTAAGACATTTATATGTCGCTAAAGCTCTTAAGTCAGATGCTAGCCTGCTAGCTACTGCTGCAGCAGGTACTATACTGCCTAAGGGGGACACAGCTAAGACTCAAATGTACTTCCAGTACATGTCTCCTGCTGGCATTGTAAGAAGTGACTTGATAGCTGTTGATAAGATTATGTATGCTAAGGCTACAGGTTCTGGGGACTTGGCTCATAAGCTTACAAGAGTGCTGTTGACTCTGGATGCTAATGTAAATGCTACACCAGTAGCAGGTCAGGAGTATATCACAAGGATTGCTTTCAGGCAGTACATTGGTCTAGGAGAAGAGGACACTAACCAGAAGTATGGTTATGTTAAGGCTACTGCCAACATGGCAGCATCAGACTTCTACAAGAAGATGGCTATCTCTATAGCTGACAATGTGTCAAGAGACACTACTCCTCTTGTAACAGTTTACCTAAAGACTGCTAATGGTGAGAAACTGGTTGTTCCTAAGACTAAGGAGGCTGACCTTACAGGTACTTACATAGGTATCATCTTTGAGGAAGCTGTACAGGCTTGGGAACTTGGAACAATGCCACAAGCATTCATTCCTTTCACAGTTCAACCTACTACAGTGATTGTTGATGGTGATGAGTATATCTGGGGTGTAGTTGAAGCTCAAGAGGCTACTAACCAAGTAGAGAATGGTCATAACATTGCAGACCTTGAGTACTTCTGTATGGGTGCTAGAGGAGACCACTACAGAATGATGGGTTATCCTAATGTTATCAAGACTACTTACCTAGTAGACCCAACAGCTAAGTATGATACTCTTGACATTCACTATGCTTTCACTGATAGCAATGAGGGTGTACAGAAGTCTGAGAAGGTCATCACAATAGTATGTGTTGATGATGGTAGTCACACTGACATGGAGACACTGATTGCTGCTGTCAATGCTCTACTTCCAACAGACAAGCAAATAGCTACCCTAGCTTAAAGGGGCTTAAGTATAAGGGGCATAGTTATATGCCCCTTTTTTATTATCAACCCTTAATAGATAAGCTATGGTACAGTTTAATGAATTAAGAATAACTCCTGATGGTAAGAAACTTATTATAGATGCTTCTGTGAAAAACCTGCAATACTATAATGGTGTGTATATTGATGCTATCATAATAGATACTCAAGACACTTATGTAGCTAATGGTCCAAGCACTAAGCCTATATTCTACCATGAGGTAGCTACAGATAATGAGACTATCTACTCATTACCTGAATGTAATGGATGTGGTCCTATAAGGACTAAGGGAGATAATGAGGTCTGCTTCTCTGGTCAAGAAGGTGATGGTGAAAAGAGAGTAAGATTAGAGCTTAACAGTACAGCACTAGGAGTGTCTCTGTGTGATACACTGTTTTTTGTATATGTGGTCACTAAGGGAACACCATCAGCAGATACACCTTGTGACATGGATAACCAGACTACTATGGGAGTAGTAGCTAACCTATACCCTTTCTATAGGTCTATGGTCAATTATATGAAAGAGGTAGAGGATGAGTGTGAGATACCCAAGAACTTCATAGATGCCTTACTTAGGTTCAAGGCTTTAGAGCTAAGTATAAGGACAGGTCACTATACACAGGCTATCAAGTACTGGAATAAGTTCTTTAGGGGAGTTAAGAGTAAAACTATAAATACTGGATGCAGATGTCATGGATGGACTTGATAATGTGGCTTATACTGGGGTCAGCAATTATTTTCAAGCTTTGTCAACCTTCGGATATAAAGGATATAAAGAAGTAAATAAGCTGCTGGTTCTACTGTTCATAGAGGACTTACTAAGGGATTCTTTCAGCTTATATGTAAATGAGGAGGATTATAAGACTATAACCAATGTGTTATACTGCTTGTTTGGCTCTACCTGTCTTATACCATACCCAGAGTTTGCAGTGAATACCTCATTAGTCCAAGCACTGAATGGTGTCACTCCTAGAATAACTGAGAATGATATACTAAGATTCAGTGAGGATGAACTACTTAGGTTAGTAAATGAATAATAAATCATTTAAGCTCTTGTGAAGGTAAGGTAAAATACTTATCTTTGCAGGAGCTTAATTATTATAAATAGTTCATAATATGATAGAAGATATAATATATAAGTACACTTCACCTAGTGGTAAATGCTATATAGGTCAAACTACTAATGAAAAGATTAGGAGAGAGCATTGGAATACCCCAGGTCCTTATGCTGGATTAAAAATAGATAGAGCTAGAATTAAATATGGTATATTAAACTTTACCTATGAGGTGTTAATTAGAAACACCTATAATACCAAGGAAGAAGCAAGGGAAGATTTAAATAGACTAGAGATATACTATATAGGTATCTACAACTCCTATGAACAAGGGTATAACTGTACCATAGGAGGAGATACAACTCTGGGATGTATGTGTACTAAGGAAACCAGAGATAAAATTTCCAAAGGTAATACTGGTAAGAAGAGAACTGATGAAACAAAGAAGAAACTATCTGATATAAGAAAAGGTAGAAAATTCAGTAGTACTCATAAGACTAATTTGAGCAAGGCTCTGAAAGGCAGGAAATGCACTTGGAGAGATAAGATAATAGCTTCTAAACCTACTAAGGTTGTAATACAATATAATACTGATGGTACCTACCTAAATAAGTATGATTCAGTTATGGAAGCTTCTAATAAGACCAAGGTAAAAATGTGTAACATATATAAATGCCTATCTGGGAAAAATAGAATTGCTGGTGGATTTATATGGAAATATGAGGAGGATTTAGTATGACGTGGAAAGAATTGGTATATATGGTTCTTGATGAGCTTAAAGGTATGTCTGATGACTTTACATTCACAGAAGACCATATAGCTTTCTTATGCAGCAAGTATAGGTCATTCCTGTTAAAGCAGAGATACTATACTGATATTAAGAAGGCTATCTCTGAGAGTAACTACCAGACTATATGCTTAGACCTTATAGAGGTTCCAGCTATTAGTGGTGAAGTATGTGAAGGTGGCTCATACTTGAGGAGCAAGGATAAGATACCTGTTACTCTGATGATAGGCAATCCTAGGGTATATCCTATAGATTACTATCAAGGTGAGATAGCTTATATCAGTAGGGATAGGATGAGATATGTAGGCTATAACAAGTGGATGAAGAATATCATCTACTGTTCAATAGCACCTGATGGTTATCTGTATTTCAAGTCATGGAATCCACAGTTCCTATACTTGGAGAAAGTCAAGTTCACTGCTATATTTGAGGATGCAGAGGAAGTATCTGGACTTACCTGTGATAATGATGGAGGTACTGCATGTGACCTTCTTGACAGGACATTCCCTATTGAAGAAGCTCTAGTACCACCTCTGATTGAGCTAGTAGTCAATGAGCTGAGAAAGGCTGAATATGCTCCATCAGATGAGAACAATAATGCAGATGATGACCTTGATGAAGCTAACACTAAGAGATAATGGAGAGTCTTATAGAGTTTAAGAAAAGGGTAAGAAGAGCCAGTATGCCTAGAGAACACAAGATAAGGAATAGTCTTGGTGTGTATGATGGCTATAAATACTATAGAAAGAACAAGCCTGATGATAAGAAGTATGTATTGTCAGAGTCACAGTACTTTTCTATTATCAGACAGATAAACAACCTGCTTGTTGATGATATAGTGATAGGCAATGAGTTTAAGTTACCTCACAGGATGGGTACTATAGAAGTAAGGAAGTATGAGAAGTCAGTCAGAATAGATGAGAATGGTAAGGTTAAGACTAACCTTCCTATAGACTGGGACAATACCCTTAAGCTATGGTATGAGGATGAGGAAGCATATAGAGACAAGACTCTATTAAGACTTGATGAACGGGAGATATATAAGGTACTCTACAATAAGGAGGATGTTAACTTCAATAACAGGTCTTTCTATGAGTTGGTCTTTAATAAAGACCTAAAGCTAAGACTTAAGCATAACATTAAACAGGGCATCATAGATGCTCTTCTTATAGGAAGGAGAAACAAACATGTGGTCTGAATACAACTATATAAATATAAGAGAGGTATTGTCTAGAGTAATGAGGCATCCATTGCTTACTGACCTCAATCTGGAGAGTGCTATACAATATACTTTAGACTTCATAGCTGTTATGGGATTACCTAATATCTATGCAGATAAGGTAACTACTATATGTATAGACAACTATAGAGGACAACTACCTTGTGACCTGATTGCTATAAATCAGGTAAGATTAGCCAGGAATGGTGTATGTTTGAGAGCTATGACTGATAGCTTCAATGGTACTCACCCAGAAGATAAGGGAGAGCTATCATTCAAAACCCAAGGCTCTGTAATATTCACCTCCTTCAAGACAGGAGACATAGAGCTTAGTTATAAGGCTATCCCTACTGACGATGATGGATTACCTCTACTTCCAGATAATCCAGTGTTCCTAAAGACTCTGGAGCTGTACATAAAGAAGGAGTGGTTTACTATCCTATTTGATATGGGAAAGGTTAGTCCTGCTGTACTACAGAATACCCAGCAGGAGTATGCTTTCAAGGCTGGTCAATGTAACAATGAGTTTATGATACCTAGTGTATCAGAGATGGAGGCATTTACAAGAATGTATAATACCCTTATACCTAGAGTCAATGAGTTCAGCAAGTCATTCAGACACATGGGAGATAGGGAATATATAAAGTTGCAATGATATGATAAAGCAAGAAGCACATGCCATTAAAGGAATCCAGAGAGACCTTACAGTAAGTAAGTTCAATTCTGAGTTTGCCTTTGATGCTCAGAACATCAGAATAACTGCAAGAGACCATAATACTCTCTTGTCTATAACTAATGAGAAGGGTAACAAGGAGATTATCTTAAAGGATAAGAATAACTCTGTAGTTACTCTTCAAGGTACTGTGATTGGATATAATGTGCTTAATAACTACCTCACTCTCTTTACAACTGATAACACAACAGACAGAATATACAGACTTGAGAGAAAGGGTAGTTACTTTGAGTGCATCACTCTATACACAGGCTCACTTAACTTCAATACCTCTTATCCTATTGAGAGTATTGGAGTATATGAGAATGAGAATATCCAGAAGGTATATTGGATTGATGGAAGGAATCAAGCTAGAGTGATTAACATTACTGCATCTGATGAGGTAAAGCTGGATTGGAATGATGGTTCATTTGACTTTGTACAAGAGCTGAACCTTAATGAGACTATTACTGTATCTAGGAATGATGACTCTAATGGAGCATTTGCATCAGGAGTAATCCAGTATGCCTTTACTTACTATAACATGTATGGTCAGGAGAGTAATATATTCTATACTACTCCCTTGCAGTACATATCATTCAGTAGTAGGGGAGCTAGTCCTGAGGAGAAAGTAAGCAATAGCTTTACTATTACTATAAAGAACCCTGACCCTAGGTTTGATTATATAAGGATATACTCTATACATAGAACCAGTATAGATGCTACTCCTACAGTACTTAATGTAGTTGATATAGCTGTTAATGGTACTGATGACTTGATATATGTTGATAATGGCTCTACAGGTACTACAGTAGACCCAACTGAATTACTGTATGTAGGTGGTGAGAGTATAGTACCTCAGACTATGGCTCATAAGAATAATACACTGTTTCTAGGTAACATACTCCTTAATAATAAGGTAGTAGGTGGAGAGCTTAGGGAGAATGTAGCTACTATGTATATAGGCTTTGGTTCTAAGTATATAGACTCTAGCTCAGCAAAAGGATATTACTCCTATAAGAATCACTTGAGTAAAGGCTCTAATATATTATCATTCCACTCTAATGAGTATTATAGGTTTGGATTGCAGTTCCAATATAAGACAGGTAAGTGGTCAGAGCCAGTATTTATAAGAGATGCCAAGGTCAACTACTATCCTTCTGTAAACTGGGGAGTATATGGGTCTGACTCAATACAAGGAGTACAAGCCAGTACATCAATGTCTCAGGAGATAATAAAGCTGGCGGTATCTCAAGGTTTTGTAAGAGTAAGAGGAGTGGTTGTATATCCAAGTGCTACTGATAGAGAAGTAGTTGCACAGGGTATTCTATGCCCTACAGTATATAACCTAAGTGATAGGTTTACCAATTCTCCTTATGCACAGGCATCATGGTTCTCAAGACCCTACTTAGGTGTGGATATTGCCAATGCTGATAGTATGTATTCAGATAGGGATTATGTCCCTGGTAAGGTATTGATAGAGAATGATGAAGGAGAGGATAGAGGAACTACTTATGTTATCTACCAAGGTCAGACCCTTGTAAGTAAAGGAGTATGGGCAGAGTTCAGACATAACTATCCTATACCTAGTAACTGGCATAGAAATGCTGAGATACAATGTATTGCTAATGCTCCATCAGAGCCTTATGCCACTGGAGTTGAGAATATGAACTCTTGGATAGCAGACAGAAGTGAGTTCTTCTTTATAGACCAATCCATAGTTACAATGCACTCACCAGAGTTTGAGTTTGATGATGCTGTGGCTAACCTTGATACCTCTTCATTGAAGCTGAGAATAGTAGGTAGAGTACCATTCACTGCAAATGCTTCTGATATAGATATACAAACTAGTACACCCCAGAACAAGACATATAAGAGAGGATTCTATAAGGAGTTTGTGGGTGTTGAGAATGTAAGTGCCTTTGGCTCTAGAAGTCTAATATCAGGGGGCTTCTACTTCGACAAGCCTTATAACTATCAAGTTAAGGATGCAGATGGAGATGATTGGACATTCCCATTCTACATATACCCTTGGCATAGAAATGGTTCTCTTAACAACCAGAGTACTCTTGTTGACAATGAGACCACAAGGACAGCTATGCTTAGTCAGAAGAAGATGTCAAACTTAAAGTTTGCTGCATATACTGAATACTTCTCTAACCCTTGGAATGCCTATGTAGAGGGAGACAATAACCATACTGGAATATCAGGAGTAGCTATATTCAACTCTGAGGAGCAGAGTCTTGTAAGACTTCCTGCACCTAGTCATTCAGGTCTTGGAGATATAAACTACTATGGTAATATAGATAAAGTAATAGCACCTTCAAGAGTAGATGATAAGTACTGGGTACAAGAAGAGGAGTTAAATAGAAAGAATGGTTATCCTATTATTATAGGAGAGTGGGGAAATGATAGTGAGAATGCCCATGTCATGTCTATAGGTGGTCCTCACCCTCTGCAACTTGCAAGAGATAGTGGAGGAAAGACAGCTTCAAGTACTAATTATGGTGTAGACCCTGTTAGTATGAAGTATAAGTCAACCACTCATGCAGTCATAGCATTCAACTATACTTCTGATAGAAAGCAGGTTATACTACCTGCAACAACTTGGGGCGATACAGGTACTATTGTAAACAAGGTAGATAAGGTGCTTGATAATGCCAAGATGCCTTGGGATGATAGTTGTATTGGTGTATATCAGGATGTAATCAGGTTTACCTCTGGCAGTGACTTAAATGGATTTGGTTTCCTATGGCTAGCTGAGCTTTACAATGATAATGTAGAGAATAGGTTTGGTGGTAATACACCAGAAGCTCTGGAGAATAATATATGGCTTCCAGCAGGTGAGCCTATATCACTTATAGATGGTTATGACACTGATGGTAGTCCTATACCAAAGAACTACTTAAGTGTAACATATACAGAGGGTGATACATACTTCCAGAGATATGACTGCCTTAAGACTTATCCCTATACTATGGAAGACCAGAACAGTGTAGTTGAGATAATGTCATTCTACTGTGAGACTAGGGTTAATATAGATGGAAGATATGATAGGAACAGAGGTCAGACAAGTAACCTTATTATGACTCCTACTAACTTCAATCTTATCAATCCTGTATATAGTCAGAGGAATAACTTCTTTAGCTCTAGAGCATTGAACTATAATAAGTACGGTCTTGATTACTTCCCTAATACTATCGCATGGACTAAGGAGAAGCAAGCAGGGGCTATAGTAGATACTTGGACTAATATCACTATGGCATCTACACTTGACTTAGATGGTGATAAGGGAGAAGTAGTATCACTGAATACCTTTAACAATGAAGTATTCTGTTTCCAGAAACAAGGCTTTAGTAATATCCTGTTTAACTCTAGGGTTCAGATACCTACCTCTGATGGTATGCCTATTGAGATTTCCAATGGTCTCAAGGTAGATGGAAAGAGATATATCAGCAACACTATAGGATGCAATAACAAGTGGTCAATAATAGAATCTCCTTCTGGACTATACTTCATAGACAACATCACTAATAGCATCTATCTGTTCAATGGTCAGATAGGTTCTCTGTCGGATAAGCTAGGCTTTAGACAATGGACTAGTGAGAATAATAGTCTTGAGAAATGGGACCCAGTAGGGTTCAAGAACTTTGTGACTTACTATGACAAGAACAATGGTGATGTGTACTTTGTAAACAATGAGACAGCATTAGTCTACTCAGAGTTGCTAGGTCAATTTACATCATTTATGAGTTATGGTCAAGTACCAGCAATGTTCAATATCAATAGTGACTTCTATGCTATACAATATGGTAAGATGTGGGAACAGTTTGCAGGAGACTACAATATGTTCTTTGGTCACTACTATCCATATAGTGTAACCTTTGTGTCTAATGCAGATGAACCTTATGATAAGATATTCAACACTGTAGAGTTCAGAGCTGACTGTTGGACTAAGGATAACTCAGGTAATGAAGTACTTGCAAGTGGTCATACCTTTGATACTCTTGAAGTATGGAATGAATATCAGAAGGGTGTATCTAGCTTAACTAATCTTGCAGCTAGACCATCACCATTAAAGAAGAAGTTCAGGGTATGGAGAGCTAATGTTCCTAGAGCTAATACAGATTGGAATGGTGTTAAAGCCAACAAGATGGATAGAATAAGGAACACTTGGGCTTATGTCAAGCTATCCATGAACAAGGAGAATACTGATAGAATGGAGTTCCATGATATGATAGTACACTACTTTGTCTAACATATAAGGTCAGCCTAACTAATTCAATTAGGCTGGCCTTTCTTTTTTAATTATAAGCTTGTCTATATTAAGTAGATTAGCTACCTTTGCAACAAATATAGAATTTATACTATGGCTAAGAAAAGAATTAAGAGAAATGATAGATACTTCAACACCTATGATGATGGTGGGCTTATAGGTAAGTTTGCCAACTGGAATGAGGCAGCTACCAATAAGTTCATGGGTTCTGGTGTTGGAGGAGCCTTGGGTAAATTAGGAGTATCAGGCTCTGGTCTTGGAGGTATAGCCAATGCTGCTGCTTCTACTGTAAGTGGTCTTATCAACCCTAGTGGTAATAGCACAGGTGTTGGTAATGCTCTACAAGGTATTGGTTCTATAGCTTCAAACATCCCTGGTATTGGTGGAGTTATTGGTGCTGGAGCCAACCTTGTTGGTGGTCTCGTCAATGCAGCCTTTGGTAGTAACCTTAATGAGGAGTTCATTGCTCAGACAGAGGATAAGACCAAGCAACAAGCTGGTTATACATCATCAGCTAAGGATAATGCCTCACTGCTAAGTGATTGGGCTTCATATACTGATATGGCTCATGTTAAGAAGAGTCAAGTAGGTTCTGATGGATGGTTCAGCAATAAAGCCAAGAATAAAACAAAGGCACTCAATAGGGCTATTGATGAGGCTAACCTAAGAACTTGGCACTCATTAAGTAATACTGCAAGTAATGTAGATACTAACAATGACTTCTTGGCAATGGCTAACTTCTCTGCTTATGGTGGACCAATATTCAGCACTGGTGCTATTGGATATGACTTGGCTTCAAGAGACCTTAATAACAAGCAGATGAAAGCACTGGGTGATATGAGACTGACCAGTCTACCTAATTCATTCAATGCTATGCCTGATGTCAGTACAATCAACACATTCAGTAAGGGTGGTGGTATTCATATCAAGAAAAAGAATAGAGGTAAGTTCACTGATTACTGCGGTGGCAAGGTAACATCAGAATGTATTCAGAGGGGACTTCACTCTAGTAACCCTACTACAAGGAAGAGAGCTAACTTTGCTAGAAATGCTAGAAAGTGGCACTCATTCGGTGGATGGTTGAACTCACAAGGCGGAGACTTTACTAATGGAGTTACATTCATTGATAATGGTGGCTCACATGAAGCTAATCCATTTGAGGGAGTGCAGATGGGTATTGACCCACAAGGAGTACCTAACTTAGTAGAGGAAGGAGAGGTAATCTTCAATGACTATGTATTCAGTGATAGAATGAAGTTACCTAAGAAGCTCAAGGAGAAGTATAGTATTAAAGGTGAGACCTTTGCTGATGCAGCTAAGGAACTAAGTAGAGAAAGTGAGGAAAGACCTAATGACCCAATCAGTCAGAGAGGACTTGAGGCATTTATGAGTGCTTTGGCTGAGAGTCAGGAAGAGGTAAGAATTAAGAATGAGGATAGGAGAATGAATAGATATGCTAAAGGTGGAAAGCTAGGTAAGAGATATGAGGGTTATGGACCAGATGACAACTATATGGACTTTAGTACATTAGCTTCTCCTATATCTTATGAGCAGCTAGAGAGGATGATGGACTTAGGTATAGATGGTAGTGCAATACCTCTTACAGGTACTAGTGAAGAGATAGATGATGCTATCACTAGAGCTGCTGCTGAGAAGGGTGCTACCACAGGTGATAAGTCTAATCTGTCATATCTAAGGTTTGCACCTGCTCTTATGTCAGGTACATCTGCATTCACAGATTTATTTAGCAAACCTGACTATAGTGCTGCTGATAGAATAGCATCAATAGATATTCAACCAGCTCTTGTAAGTGCAGACCCTATTGGTCAGTACTTATCATATAGACCACTGGATAGAATGTTCTATATCAATCAATTGAATAAGAACACTGCTGCTGGTAGAAGAGCTATACAGAATACTTCTGGTGGTAATAGAGCAGCAGCTCTAGCTGGTATATTGGCAGCAGACTATAACTATGGTGAGAACTTAGGTCAGCTAGCTAGACAAGCAGAGGAGTATAATCAAGCTCAAAGAGAAAGAGTAGCTGGGTTCAACAGACAGACTGATATGTTCAACTCTCAACAGAGTATGCAAGCACAGTCAGTTAATGCACAATCTAGGAATGATGCTACTAAGATGAGACTGGCTCAAGCAGAAGAGGTAGCCAAGTTAAGACAAGCTGCTAGGAATGCTTATGATGCTAGAAGGTCTAACAACCTCAACAGCTTCATTACTAACCTTGGTAATATAGGATGGGAAGATTATCAGAGAGAATGGATTAACAGTAATCCTGCCCTATACTACAATCTATCTGGAATAGGTAGAGTAGGTTATAAAGGTAATGGTAAGAAGAATGGTGGTAAATTAAAGAAGAAGAGGAGGACTACTTATGCCTAACTTTGCATATACTAATCAAACTAACTTTAGACCATTCTCATATCAGGAGATGCTAGCTCCTGTATTGATGGCTACTCAGGCTCATCAAGCAGTAGAGGAAGCATATAGTGAGTTAGACTCTCAAGCTAATGCTATAGGCTCACTGGCTAATGAAGCTAATGACCCAGTAACCTATCAGAGATATAAAGCTTATGAGTCAACATTGAGAACTCAAGCAGATGCTTTAGCTAAGAATGGCTTGACCCCTGGTTCTAGACAATCCCTTCTGGACCTTAAAGGTAGATATGCAAAGGACATAACTCCTATACAGAATGCCATCACTAGAAGAAGAGAACTGGCGGATGAACAGAGAAAGGCTCTACTACAGAATCCTACTCTGATGTTCCAGAGAGACATGAACTCTATGAGCCATGAAAGTTCATTGGATAGGTTCTTGGAGAACCCAGACTATGACTATGGAGAGAGATACTCAGGTGCTTTACTTACACAACAAGTATCACAAGCTGCTGGTAATCTAGCTAAGGAACTCTCTAACTATGGTAATGGTAAGAGACTTGATGCTTATACTAAGACATTCCTACAGCAACATGGATTTACAAGAGACCAAGTTCTTGATGCTATCAGTAATCCTAATAGGGCACAGTCACAACCAGTGCTTAATGCTATAGTAGAGCAGGTGATGGGTTCATCAGGTATGACTAGTTGGGCAGACCAACCTACTATGGATAAGGCATATAACTATGCTAGACAAGGATTGTGGAGTGCTATAGGTCAGACTAATATATCTACCTATGAGGACTATGGTGCTAGACTTGCTGCTCAAGAAGCTATGCAGAGGGGGTTGAAGGACTATGGGAGACAACAAGCAGAGCAAAGCAGGTTGAAGATGTATAATATAAACCCATCATCCCTGTATGGTAAAGAAGAAGTAGCAGCACAGAATAAAGCAACTAAAGAGTTACTGGAGAAGTTCAAGAGCAGGGGTTACTTTAATTCTAGAGGTGCATTAACTAATGCAGGAATGAAAGCATTACAGAGTGCTACTGTGGGAACCACATGGGAGGGAGGACCAGGTAGTGATTACTATAAAGTACCAATTAGGACTGGTGACTGGGAGTTCAAGAACTGGGCATTGAAGCATGGGCTAACTCAAGCTAATATAGATGCTGGTAATGTTGGTAATGCCTCTATAAACAACTACTATAGAACTACATTGTCTAGGATAAATAGTGGGGAACTTGTAACAGGTACTCCAAACATAGACATCTATAGACAAGCAGTAAGGGATAAGACCACTAGGGACTTCCTAGCTGATAAGGTAACAAGCACTATAGGAGCTGATGGTAAGATATATAGAGTAGGAGACCTGACAGTATCTAATGGTAAGGTTACTATGGGTAAGGGTAAAGGAATGTCACAGGAAGGTTTCAAGAAACTTGTGAAAGACTCTCCTATACTGTATGTAGCTAATAGCCCTGTTACTAATAACCAGATTATTGAGTTGACTGATGGAAGTAGATTTATAATGCCTGTAGGTATGCTTGATAGGCTCAGTCAAGAGAACTTGACAGGAGCAAATATCAAGATTATGCAATCAGCATCACCACAGGAAGCTGCTGTCAACCTTAATAATGCCAACTCTTACTTGGGAGCTATTCTCAACTATAATGAGGGTACTGGTATTTCTACAAATGATGGAACAATAATTGTACAATGATATGGCAAATAAGAAGCAACCAACTATAGAAGATAAAATAAACACTGGCTATATAGACCTTACAAAGACAGGTCCTGTTTCATATAGAGAGTTGCAAATGCTTAATGGGGGTCTGCCTCAGGAGTCTGAGGCAAACTCTCTATTACCAGATGATATAGGAGTAACTTCTACTCTTAGCAGAGCTGGTAAGGTTAATTATACTGAAACTCCTAGTGATTGGGGTAACAGTATGTTTGACTCTGGAGTAGCAAACCAATATGAATTTGAGAACTATGGTGACTACAGAGGAGAGAGACAACCTTGGTATGCTAAGATAGGTGCAGGTCTAGCTAAGGGAGTGGTACTTGCAGGTACTACATTCCTTAATGGTACTGTAGGTCTAGTTGCTGGTGCAGGTACTGCTGTTACTGAGGGTAGATGGTCTGGCTTATGGGATAATGATTTCTCAAGAGCTATGGACTCTATCAATAAAGGTGCAGAGGAAGTACTTCCAAACTACTATACACAAGATGAACTTAACCAACCTTGGTACACTAATATATTCACAGCTAACTTCTGGGGTGATAAGTTCATCAAGAATATAGGCTTTACTGTAGGTGCATTCTATTCTGGTGGTATATACTCAAAGGGACTAGGTGCTATAATGCAAGCTGTAAAGGTAGGAAGCAAGGCTACTTCTATGGTAACTTCTGGTGTAGGTTCAGTTATATCTGCTGCCAATGAAGGAAGTATAGAAGCCCTTAATGCTGCTAATGAGTTTGAGGAGAAGTATAAGACAGCCCTTGATGGTGAGTTTAGACAAAGATTAGAAGCCATCCAAGCAGAGTATAATGCCAATGCTGGGAAGGAACTTGTAAGAATGGATGGTGATAGCCAAAGCTTCTATGACCCAGCTTATGTAAAGTATAAGGAAGCTATTGAGAGGGAGAGAAACAACTATAATCAGGCACTGGCTAAACTGGAAGAGGATAAGGCTAAGGTAGGTAATGCTACCCTGCTTATGAACATACCTATACTGACTGCATCAAACTTCTATCAGTTTGGTAAACTATACTCAAGAGGTTTCAATACTGCTAGAAGAACCGCTGATATAGTAGGAGATGTGGGTAAGTATGAGGCTAGAGGTCTAAGTAAAACAGCTAGAGCAGGTAGAATACTTGGTGGTGGTCTTATGGAAGGTAAAGAAGAGGTTGAACAACAGATAGCTACTGATGTATCACAGCATTACTATGCTACTGATGTCAATAACTACTACAGGTCTCTTCAAGACCCTGATGCTGCACAGGAGACATTAAGCTGGACTAAATCATTTGGTGAGACTTTAGGTAGAACACTGGGAGAAGGCTCTACTTGGGAGCAATTCTTCATTGGTGGTCTTACTGGTCTTATGGGTATGCCTAAATTCAGAGGTATAAGGAATGAGGATGGAAAGCTACAAAGCCCTGTAGTACTAGAAGAGAATATGTTCTCAAAGTGGAAGGAGTTAAAGCAAGAGGCTGATAGAAACCAAGCTATTGCCACTCACATGAATGAGAGAGTAAACTCTCCTGAGTTCAAGAACTACTATCAGGGTCTTATAAGGCATAATAAGTATCAGAATGATATGAATGATGCTGCTCTTAGAGATGATGAGTTTGACTATAAGAATGCAGAACATGCACAGCTTATATCAGATATATCAATGTTCTCAAATGCAGGTAAGCTTGGTGACCTTATGACCCTTATAAACTCTGCTTATGATACTTCTGATGAGAACCTTCAATCAATCATAGACAACACTACCACTACTATCAATAAGGATGGTAAGGAAGTCAAGGTAGGACCATTCATAGATAAGAATGGTAATCCTATGGGTAAAGAGGATATGATTGCTGAGCTTACAAAGCAAAGGGATGAGATACTAGGTACTATAGATGAGTATGTAAAGACTAGAAACAAGCTTGATAGTGAGACTGGTCAGAGGTTTACTGATGAGCAGCTTGATGAACTTACTTGGATGCAGACTCAGCTTGGCAACTGGGCTAAGAGAGCTGGTGAGATGTCTGGTCAAGTTAAGGATGTTATAGGTAATGTGATAGGTAGACTTGACTCTCAGATGAGAGCTGCTGAGGCTATCAGGACACATGAAGGTATGGCTCATGCAGACCTTAGTGAGAACTATAGGAGAGCAGATAGGGTTATACAATCCATAACAGAGGCTATCAATAATCTTAACCTAGTCAGAAGTCTTGATAATGAGACTATGGCTGCTACTCTTGCTCAGAATCCTAATATACTTGAGGGACTAAAGGAACAGGTTAATAAACTTGACAATGATGTACTTAGTGCCAATGACAAGGAGAGTGTATTGAAGAAGCTTGATGACCTGTTAAGACTGGGTAATGCCTCAAAGATATATCAGGATAAGTTTGCTGAGTATCTCTTCAATCCTAAGAAGCAAGAGGAAGACCATGCAGAGGCTGACAAGCAGAACATTGACAAGGATGCAGAAATAACAAGAGCTAAGCAAGTTGAGGCATTGAATAAGACTGCTAACTTCCAAGAAGTAGAAGCACTTATAAACAATGGTGAAGCTACACTGGATGACTTGGATGGCAGTAACTCAGATGCAGCTAGGAGCTATAAGAAAGCATCACTGTTCAAGAAGAAAGCTACTGAGTTAATCAATAGCTCTGATAGTGAGCATAAGTCTGAACTTCTTGATATGCTTAACAGAAGATTCAATGAGAATGCTACCTATGATGATTTAAGTGATGAGGCATTGGTAACAGAGCTTCCACTTGAAGCAACAACTTGGGATGAGAAAGCTCAGGAGTCTTTTGAGAGTGAGTTCAATGAGATACTAAAGTCAGCAAGGGATAAGGTTAATAGTGGCAATAGCCAGAAGCAGGATGTTGAAGCTAAGAAGACTGGAACAAAGAGACCTGATAATGTAGGTAAGGATGATGTAGCCCAGCCACCTGTTGATAAGCCTTTCAGTGCTGATGAGACTATTAGCAAGACTGATAAGCTCAATATAGCACCAGAGGCTAAGACAGAAGCTAAAGCATTAGTTAGTCAGATAGCTAAGGATATTGAAAAGCTCAGTAAGTCTAAAGACCCTAAGCTCATAAGACAAACACAGAGAAGTGTCAATGCTCTCTCTGCTATGGTTGGTAATGATGCAATAGCAGATATAATTGACAGAGTAAGAGAGTTGTCTAAACCTGATACCTTTAATCCTTCAAGTCCAGAAGAGGTATTAAGAGAAGCTGAGGCTGAGGTAAGTAAGTATAAACCTACAGCAGTAACAGGAGTTCTTAAGGCAGTCATACCACAGTTTGACTTGGATGCAAAGAGGGATGGAGTATTGATTGACTTTGTTGGTGATGACAGGAATCAAGGCTACTCTTATGTATATAACAAGTTAAAGGAAGTAGACCCTAAGACTGGTAAGAATGCCTTTGACTATGTTAATGAGGGTAATATAAAGGAAGGTGATGAGCTTGAGGTAAGATATGAGCCTGCTACAGATGAACATCCTGAGTTACTGGCACTCTACCATAAAGGCACATTAGTGAACTATATGAACACTGATGAGGCTATTGAGGGAGTAAAGGAAATAAAGAATAAGGCTAAGAAGGGTGAACAACCTACTGTAAGAGTATCTAAGATAATGAATGGTCAGTATGGCTATGATATGAGTAAGACTCAATCAGTAGGAGACCTGCTAGGTACTGATAATGCTACTATAGGTGTTATGAAGAACAGGTCTATGGAAGCTAATACAGATACCTTTGTAGAGCCAGTGTTCGATGAGGCTAACTCTGACGGTAAGGTATATATACTTCTACCTAACAGTAAAGGTACTCTTAGTCCTAAGAAGGTCTATATAAGACACCTGAATAAGACTGAGTTTGACCTATCTACACAGGATAATCCTATAGCTAATGACTTGAAGAAAGCCTTTAATGACTTAGCTGGTATAGCTAACCTTGAGAAGGGATTTGATGAGGCTCTTGACAATGTATATATGGACTTGATAGAGTTACTATATATACCAGATAGTTTCCACATCAATATAATAAGCAGAGCTAATGATGTATCATTACAGATAGCTTTTGCTAATAGGGATGGTAAGAGACAGAACAGGAATATACTGTTAAAGAGGTTTGCAAAGAAGTCACTTCTTAATATAGGAGCTGGTACTACACAAGCATCTGAACCTTATACAGCACCTGTAGAGGAGGTATATAACCAAGTGCTTGATGCCTTCTATGAAGCTAACCTTGCCTTTAATGTTGATGCTAAGAAGCTCACTGGCAAGAAAGGTCAAGAGTATGCTAATAGATTAAGGGATAGTAATGTACTTGCTACTTATCTTACTGGTAAGAGAATGCAGGGAACCTGGTTCTTATTGAATGAGAAACCTAACACCACTCATACTAATAGTGCATTTGAGAGAGCTAAGGCATCACAGCAAGCCAAAGGAGGTACTAGAGTACAGTATGGTGGTAAGGAATACTTTGTAAGGAATGGTTATATATTTGACCAGTCTGGTTCTATAGTAGACATAGGGGAGGATGCCCAACAAATCAAAGACCTTGCTTATATAAATTCTGCTTATGGTACTAACTACTTTGGTGTTAATCAACATGATGGTAAAGTACTCATCGTAGATAGGAATGGTAAGAGAGGCTATAATAGAGCTACTAACAAGTACCTGTCTCCTAAAGAGGTTGAGGAGTTAGAAGCTACTCTTGATGGTAGAAAGAGTAAGGCATCTCAATCAGCCACTGCTGTAAAATCCCTTCAAGACTCTCAGAAGCTTGTGCTTAGAGATGACAATGGTAATCCAGACACCTCCAATGGTTCTTACATGATTAAGGAGGAAGATGGTCAATACCATGAGTATCAAAGAGTACACTCTGTAATAGGTTCTAACTATATAGGACCAAGCAGAGGAGATGCTGCTACAAGTAGAGGCTCTCTAGTAGATGAAGTAGCAAGACAATTCTTGATTGACCCTACTAATGTAACTAAGCCTGAGGGTATGTCTGATGAAGCCTTTGGTGCTTTGAAGAGAGGATTAGGCAAGTTCAGGGATGATGCAAATAGAAGAGGTCTCAAGTTGGTTACTGATAGAACTGTGGTATTCCATAAGTACTCTGATGGTAGAAGAATAGCAGGAGAGCTTGATGTGTTTGCTTATAATCCTAGCACAGGTGAGATAAGTATCTTTGACTTCAAGACTAGTAAGTACTCCACTAAGGACTCTGGTTTCTCAAGAGTTGAGAATCCTAGATACTTTACTAGAAGTAACAAAGACCAATATACTCTACAGTTGAGTGCCTATGCTAAGTTGTTTGAGGATAGCTTTGGTGTTCCAGTATCTAATCTAGTTATAGTACCATTCCAACTCAGATATAGTAGAGAGAAGGATGGAGGAATAGCTAGGATATCCCCAGAGAACTATGTACCTTTGACATATCAGAGTGGTGTATTTGAGAGAACTGATGAAGTACCAGCAAGTCAGTCACCAACATCACTTAGAACTGTAAAGGGTCAGTATGTTACTATGGGTAAGGGAAAGCCAGAGTACCATCAGACAGATATGCAGGTACTGTTCACCACTAAGAATGGTCAGACATTCTACTTAGCTAAGGTAGGTGATGGTTATAAGTTGGTACTACCTAATGGCAGGTCATTGACAATAGACCCATCATTAGTATCTGATGAGGCAGGAAGGACTAGAAACAACATCATGGACTTCATACAAGCTGATAATGTAGCTGCTGTTATACAGGATGCTATGAGTTCTACACCATTGGAGAATAGCCCTTATGGTACTTCAATAGAGCTTAAAGAAGAGCCAGAAAAGAAAAAAGATAAGAAAGTGACTCCTGAAATGAGGAAGACTTTTGAAATCTTCAACAACTTAAGAAACCCTGATGGTGTACCAGACCCAAGACAAGCATCAATAGACAGGAGAGAGAAAGATAAGAAAGTTACATCAGATAAGCCAAGCACCTCTATGGAGAGGAGTCTCTTTTCACATAAGAAGTGGAACGAACTTACAGCAGATGAGAAAAGTTATGTGGCTCTTGATGGACTAAGTGAAGAAGATATGCAGAAGTTCTGGGATGGTGCTGACCCCTTGACAAGGGAATCATTCATACCAGCTTGCAAGTAATCTCGTGATAGTAAAAAAAAAATAGGGAGAGTAGAAATACTCTCCCTATTTTGTTATTTATACCACCTTGTTGGCTCCTCTGGGTCAAACAAGTTCTGGAATTGTCTGATAAATGGTACAGGTTGTAACATTATCTTCTCTGCTTGAGTATATCCCTTATAGATACCTTGGTCTATCTCAGTAGTCCAAGTATCAGGGTCAAACAAGTTAAGCAACTGTCTTGAGTTCTTTAGAACCCTTACTGCTGCAAATGGATTGTCAAACAACCTTAGACCTTCATCAAGCATAGTAGGACCAGGCATTAGAGAACCTAAGTCAGCTTTCAACCTGATGATTGAATAAGTAATATACTCAGTCAACCAGTCATCCTTCTCATCATCATCTGGTGTACCCTTGAGTGTTGCAATAATACCCATAAGAGATAAGAATGTAGCTATCTCAGCAAGACCTCTATATATGTTGCTCTTTTGAGCATCATCAAGATTGTGCCATTGCTTCACTATATCAAGTTCACCTTTCTTCAAGTCCTTTCTAAGAGTATTCATAAAGTTCCATAAGGTTCTGTAGTAGCCCTCCTCGAAAGTACCAGTGTCGTAGTTATACCTTTCAACTCCATATCTCTTCAACCATAGGGGTCTCATCCAGTTCCTATACATCATAAGCAATCTACCTACTGCTCTGGACTGCATAGCATTCTTATCCTCTTGGTTATAGATACCATACAGCTTGTTGTTGATACCCCTTATCTTCTTAGTGACACCAGTGAAGTACTTGTTATCCACAGCTTTACCATCTTGGTCAGTAACTCCTTCCTTAATTACTAGGTTAGCTCCATACTCAGGATGAGCCTCATCAAGATACTTCACTTCAAGAGCATCATAAAGACTTATAGGTTTACCATCTTTGTCCTGTAGCTTCAACCTCATAGCCAAAGCTAGACCAGTCCTCATTTGAGTGTAGTGGTCTCCTGCACTAGTAGTGAACCATAGAGTATCTTCCTTGAAGAACCTTGAGAACCAAGTCTTTCTATCCCAATCTACTCCCCTCACATGCTGCTTGTAGTCTTGAAGAACATTGAACTTCTCTGCAAAGAGAGCCATCTTACTAGTCTGTATTCTATTGCCTATCTCACTTAGGTACTGAGGTAACAGCTTTGTGTACTCCCAATCAGCCTTAGCAAGCTCAGACTTATTGAAGAACTGACCAGAGATAGACTCTATGTTGCTTATCACAATATTCTGTGCCAAGTTAGCAGTACCAGTAAGTACTGACAGGGCAGTAGTACCATAGCTTTGCAGCTTATTCAGCATATTGACAGCCTTACCAACATCAACTCCAAGTACAGTACCCTCATCCTTCATCTGCTCACCATATACCTGCATAAGCATGAAGTCATTAAGCCTGCCCATAAAGTTAGCCACATCACCTTTCTTGGTCAGATTGCTGGGTATTTTATTAAGTACCTCTCTCATAATCTTACCACCTCTGGTTTGTGCCACCCTTCTCTCAGAGAGTATTGTTCTTCCTGTCTCAAGAGCATCTATGACATCATTCATAGCTGCATAGTCATTAGCCATAGCAGCATAAGCTATCATAGTTGATGTACAGTCAGTTGATAGGTCATTCTTATCCTTAAGGGGTCTTGTATAGTAGATAGGAAGATTGTATATCTGATTGCCTTCAAAGTCTTGCCTTGCATAAGTAAACTCAGTATCATCTTCCCTTCTTACCAAGTTATCCTTGAAGCTCTCCCATAGGTATTGGAACTTATTACCCTTACCCATTACTCTTTCCAAGAAGTCTCTCCTTATCTGAGGAGCTTTATTGAACCTTACATACCTTGCTGGTAATCTATAATCTAGATTCCTCTTTAGGTTAATCATAAAGTCATAGTACTCCTTCATAGCTGCATTCCTTTGGATAGCATCATACTGAGGATTATAGTACTTCTCTATAGGATTACCCTTCTTATCTGTATTGGCTCTCTTCCATCTGCTGATTAAGATAGACTTCTCCTCTCTGCCCATATCCTGAGGTAGGCTCTTGGCATACTTGCTAAGTGCTGCAAAGTAGTCTCCCCAGTTGTATCTGGTTACAAAGTTACCTGTAATCTTACCATCACTGGTCTTTTCATACATGAAGTCAGTGTTCTTTATACCAGCATCTTCCAGCTTCTTGGAGTGCATCAGTATCTCCTTCTCATTATTGATAGTGTTATACCTAGCCTTATTCTTCTGGTCTTTAACTAAAGAGTCATATATTCTAAGTATAGGGTCAGTACTGTCTGCCATAGCATCAGTCCATCTCTCTACTATAGAAATATCCTTCTCTATATAGTCAAGAAGCTCTCTTATATTGTACTGCTTTCTCTCACCTCTAATAGACATTGAGATACCCTCTCCCTCAAAGGGAGCAAGGAATCTGGCAAACTCATCCTTAGACACTTCTGCCCAGTCAGAGCCTAGTCTGGCAAGTAGACCTGAGAACTCATCAAGAGACTCTTGTAGCTTCTCCTTGAATCTCATATCACCCTCTTGCTTTGCCTTATACATCTCTTGTCTTAGCTCCTCCATGATACTGCCATAGGATGACATATAATCCCTGATACTCCTGAGTGCTGAGAACTTATCCTTCCAACTAGTCTGTGAGTTATGCACAGCATCAAGTCTATCACTAAGCTGTCTCAACATTCTGACAGCCTCTGTCAGGTATGTATATATACCTTCCAGTTCCCTATGATTCTCAAGGTCATTGCTTAGTTTATCTATGAAGAGTTTCTGCTTCTCATCAAATGAGCCTTTCTTCTCTTCCCTTTCCCTAGCAGTAGCCTTAGCTCCCTTACCATAGATAGCTAGCCTCTTCTTCTCTTGTTGAATAATCCTCTTCAAGATGTTATAGTCCCTTGATACATCATTACCAAGGTTGAATAATCTCCTGTTATAGTCTCTACTGCTAATATCAAGTTGATACTTGCCATTAAAGACATTGGTAGTGAACTCATATACCTGTTCTCTGACCTTGTTGATTATCTCATCAATCTCATCAGTATCTCTCTTTCCAAAGAAATCCAAGACATTCTTCTTGTATCTCTCAAAGAGCCTGTCATTAGGAGCTGTAGCATCATAGTTGTTAAGCACCTGAGCCATCATCTTGCCTAGTGCTTCCTTAGCCATAAGGTCTATATCACCATTATAAACCTCATTGTACCTGTTATACTCACTACCAAGCACTCTTTGTAATACTTCCTCATTCTTTAATGAGTTAAGCATCCTGTCTCTTAATGGGCTGTCCTTTACAGCATCAACTACAAAGTGACCCCACTCCTCAGCTAGTGCAACTTGACCTCTCTCACCTTTAGCTATTCTGATAACTTCCTTAAGTCCAGTAGCAGCATTGATACCAGCACTTAAGTCCATGACTCCATTGACATTGCTAGCCTCTTCAAGCTCAGTTAGAGCTGCAACATCAGCACCCCAGCTATTCAATAGCTTGACTAACTGATTATTAAGCTCAGCATTGAACTTCTGCTGTCTACCTAAGTCTCTCTCATTACCTGTAGCTGTAACTATCTCCATAGACACATCATGTCCAGAAGAGGTTATTTCAGCAGAGTATCTCTTATTAAGAGGATTGTTGATATTGAAAGAAGCTGCTCTATTCTGTAGTTCTATAACTGATTGTATAGTCTTTGGTACAGATTTAGTACCATACTCACTATTAAGGAAATCAAGCATTGACTCACTATCCTTATTATAGCCAATACCACACTGGGTTATAAGGTCTTCGAGCAGTGGTTCTCCATTATGGTCAAACCTTACATTAGGGAATGTCTCTCTAAAGGCTGGATTGATAGCCTTATAATATACATTCTCTGCTAGCTTCCTGTCACCTAGGAAATTTTTTAACCTAGAGAACAATGGGGATTTCTCCCCATTGCTCAATCTAGGATGTAATACACAACTTGTACTCATCTTTATTGACATTTATTGTTACCTTCTAAGTCTTGAGACATTGCATCAAGTCTATCGAAGTTCCCAAACTTTTCCATTGCACCAAGCCTGCTAAGGTCTTCTGCTGTAGGGGTTCTAGGCTCAAACTGCCTATCCAGCTCTTGCCATTGAGCAGCCATTTGAGCAGCTCTGGCTTCTCTACTGGTACTATATAAGTCATCCAGTGTAGGAGCAGGCATACCATCAAAGCTAGGCATATTCCTATATGCTTCTTCTGACAGTTCAAACTGAATCATTGAGGACTCTGCTGAGTTAGCAGCTCTATAGTCATCCCTAAAGTTAAAGCTCTTCTGCTTGGCTTCCTTAATCTGGGCCTTCATTACAAGTCCCACAGCATTGTAGTCATACTCTTGATATTGAGAACTTCCAAGAGGCTTTATTCTTTTATAGGTGTTACTTGTACCATCATAATAATAGTAGTATTTACCTCCCTTATATGTATAGCATACAAACTTTCTGTACACAATCCTACCGTCATCCTTTATAGGATATATGAATCTCTTCATATCCTGTGAAGACCTCTCGGTTACTGTAACAGTGAAGCTGTCCTCAGGTTCTCCCTTAAAGATACCAGTCATTGATACCTCAGGTACAAACCTTCTGTCCTCCATGTTGTTCCTTATATATTGATACATGAATTGGAGATTGTCTTTATCATTGGTCTTCATATTCAGAACACCTCTTAATGTATCAACATAATCAGTAACATCACTCATCTTCAACTGTGTAGGAATCAGGTTTGAGAAACCACTAGGACTAAATCCAAGACCTCTATAAAAAGAATATATTAGTAACTTGGCTGCCATATCTCTTGTACTCTCGTTAGCCAGTAGGTTTCTGAAATCACTTCTGTAATCCTCAGATTGAATATCAGTTACCTTACCAACATTATTGAACACAATAGTAGGAGAGCCATTATAATTGTTTGAGAACAGTACTTTCAATCTTCTAAGAAGAGGCACACTCTCAATAATATATGAGTTCTTTGACTTGAACTCATTGAACTCAACAGGGAACTCATTGATATAGTAGTTTCTGGTATTTGCATCACCTCTAAAGTCATTGGAGATACCAGTCATAAGGTATATCAGATATTGGCTGTAAATCCTGTTGATAGTAGTATCATCAAGATTACCATAGGTTGTGAAATCCTTAGCTAAATCTGCTACTCTTCTGAATTGTTCAGATACTTGGGGGAATAACCTAGCATACCAGTCATGTGTAGCCATCAGGCCCCATTGGAATGTAGCAGTTTGAATAGGAAGAGTACTGTTTATTATATCCTCCTCTGTCCTGCTCATCATCATCTCATTTACAAAGCCCAAACCTTGTAAAGGATAAGAAACTTTAGTAGCTGCATCCTCAAGTATCCTCTCAAGACCATCTATCTTATCATTACCAGCAGCAATAGAGCCACCAGCACCACCACTTTGAGAGTCACTTCTTATTCTTCTTACCACATCTCCTAGAGCATCAGCAGCAGTGTTCATCTGCTTTAGCATGACTAGAACCTTTATCTGGTTGACTGCAAACTCCATCTCTTCTATATGGCTTGAGTGAATATCACCACCATTCTTCTCGGCAGCTATATTAGCAGCTAACCACTCATCAGTGAAATTAAAGTCAATAGTCTTACCACCATAAGAGGAATTACCTCCCTGCTTTCTGTAGTCCTCCATAGCTTCCTCAATAGCTTGACTCATTGAGTATCTGCCACTATTCACATACTTCATAACCTTCATCATTGCAGGTTGTCTTAATATAAGACTGGTAGTGATAGGAGAGTTACCAATTCTAAGCAATAAGAATGCTAGGTTAGCTGTATTATTGTTAATGTTCAAATCACCTGCTACAGGGTCTTTGGCATTATCAACAAAAGCAGCCAGATAACTACATACATTCCTAGAGATGAACTTGTCATTTGCACTCTTTACAGAGTTGAGAGAGCCTAACCTCTTACCATTGAATATGAACCTGTAAGGCTTCTTCAAACCAAAGTTCTTAGTCAACTGTGTCAAGGCATGAGAGGCATTCTGAGTAGCTGCCATAGGTACAAGACCTGCACCAGACATATTCCTCTGTTGATAAGTAATCCAAGTGTCAGGAGTAAGAGGATTTACAATCCTGCCATACTTCTCCAACATCTTGTTAGCCTCTTTGAGACTTAGGTTAAGTATCTTGTCAATACCACCAAGCCTATCAATCTCATCCAATGAAAGACTGTCCAGAAGATTGACTATTCTGGCATTTCTCTTTTGTTCATCGAAGTTACCAGGGTTAATCATTTTTCCAGCAGTATCAGAGTTAGTCAATACTGACCACATCAAGTCAATCATCATACTGTCTCTTTGAGCTTTAGTATTCTTCTTGGCTTGTCTGTATATATCAACCTTTCTGTTCTCATTAGAATCACTGAGGTCTATATCTGCATCATTATAGGTAACTACTTCTACAGACTTCTGGCTCAGGTATCTATCCTTGATAGGATTGAACCAAGCAGAGAATGCTTCCTTCACACCCTTAACCCACTCATAGTTCTTGTATGGTCTGGTGAAGTCCTCAAATAACTCATCTGTATCATACTGGCTCAAGTCAGCTTCTGGATTCTTCTCAATAGCCTCATCCATAGCTCTCTTGAAGTTTACTCTCTTTGCCTCTTCAATGGACTCTACTATGTCTGGGTGGCTCTTATAGAAAGCATCCCAAGCAGCTTTGATGTCATAGATGTTCTTGAAGTTCAAGCTATGATACATCATGTAGATTTTATCCACGTCAAAGTCAGAACCAGTAGTGGTAGTGATTTCCTCTGGAAGTATGATTACAGAACCCACTTGTCTAGGCAAGAACCCTTTGACCCTTATAGGTATCATTGAGTACTTATCCTCAGTTGGGATTCTATAGCCAATAGCCTCTCTGTACTTAGCAGGTACAATATAGTTTCCTTTACTGTCCTTCTTATTTATGTTGATACTTCCATCATCTTCAAGCAGGAGTTCATACAGTCTGTCATCAGGGCAAGCAATATAGGCTTCCATATACTTGATATACTTCTGACCATTCTTATCTATACCCCACTCAATCTGAGGTCTGTCCTTCTCATTCAATGCCCATGCAGTAGCTTGGATAAGTGAACCTCCATTTATCTTTTGCTTCACTATCCTAGACTTAACTATACTGTTAAGTAGCTCCTGTATCTTCTGACTCTGTGAAGGGTCAAAGATAGGTATATTGAACTGTCCATTCTTATCAAGTGTAACAGCTTCTATAAGGTCATTGCTGTACCTAGAGTTGCTCTTGATTTCACTAATAAGCAAGTCAGAAATCTTCTTAGGGTCTCTGAACTCCTTATCCAGCTTCTCAAAGGCTTCTCTTATATTAGCTGTATTGACTGCATTGAAGTAGTCTCTCCATTGGTCTCTAGTAAGGCTCTTGTTACCTACCTTAAACACAGCATCAGCTCCCATATCAGTACCTATAAGTCTCCTAATCTGAGTACCTACAAGCTGAATGGCATTGATACCATGCTCAGGGGTAGCAACCTGAATACCATAATCATCCCAGTTATACTCATGCACAACCTCAGGATTTATAGCATCAGTTCCTCCTATATAAACTTCCTTCTGGAGCTTACTCTTGACATCTTCTGCATTCTCGATACCATTAAGGTCTATGAAGCCTTGACCTCCTACTTTAACTGCTGTACCAAACATAGCTACATCTATGTTCTTATCCTCCATGAACTCTGATAAACCTTTAAGTTTACCAGATTGGTGAAGTATAGAACCAAATATAGCTTGTGTGAGCATTATCATTTCAGAGTTCTTATGCTGTGCAGCCAGTCTCATAGTACCACCAACTCTGTCTGATTGGTTGGTCTGAGTATAAAGATAAGGCTTTCTGGTATTCCACAGGATTACAAAGTCCTGTGCAGTCCATGTGTTATTCCTTATGTTATTATAGGCTGTTTCAGCATCATCACTCCACATATCAGCAGCTATCTGGGTTGCCCTAAAGGACTTCAATGTTCTGAATGCCTGAGCATCAGTAACATTGGTATCACCCCACTTCTTAAGTATGACAGTCTTATCATACTCTGTAAGTTCTCCTTTAGCTATCTTCTGGTCAATGATTTCCTCAACATCCTTCATCCAGTTGGAAGGCTTGACCTCATCAGTCAGATAGATAACTCTTTCAGGTCTTACAGTCACATTGCCATTCTCATCCTCACTTGCCAGCACATACTCACCATTCCACTTTGCAAGGGTATTCAACTTCTCTGTAGGAGAGTGAAACTCCAATGCTCTCTTGGTAAAGTTAGTATAGTTGCCATAGTATGCAAGGTCAGTAGTCATTAGCTGTATGATTTGAGACTGCATATAAGTAGTGTTCCAGTAATACTCTCTAAGAGCTGCCTCTACATTCTCTCTGGTTCTCTGCTTGAAGTATCTGAATGATGAGTTCTCATTGTTCTCATCCACTCTATCAAACACTCCAATAGATGCCCAGTTGTCAAGTGCAGCTATAAAGTCCTCATTCATAATAGTCTGGACAGCTTCCTTAGCTCTTTGGTTGAAAGCATCTGTATCATCAGCTACCTCAGCCAACTGCTCAAAGAATGTCTTTCCATCCTTATTGAAGGCTTCTGTGTTCAGCTTAGGGAAGAAGTGGAATCTAGCACCTCCCTCACTATCATCAGTCATGTCATAGTAGGCAATCTTTTTGATATTGGGAGTATTGTTTCTCTGCTTGACTGTTACAATCCTATTGTACTCTTGTCTTACAACATCTGCAAACTTGTCAAGAAGTACTTCTTCATAGTTCTTCCTGACTCTCTTGGCTCTAAGGAACTCAGCACTGGTTGCATCTGATAACAGAGGCATCTGATACCAAGCATATCCTTCACCACCCTTGATGGGTTCTGCATTATATTGATTGAACAGAGTAAGGAATGTGTCAAGTGGAGTCCACTGCGGGTATTCCTTTCTGTTGTGTTCTATCACTACTATATGATTGAACTTATCCCTAGCATCAGCATCATTCTCCAAGTCATCAATAAGTGAGTTGAGCCATCTGCCTTGTTCCTTATCATACAGGAAGTCAACAGGCTTATATTCACTTTCAATGAACTCTTTGAACTCTGGACCTCTCAGCTTCTTCACCAGAGTAGTAGCATAAGAAGGTCTTGTATGTGCATAGAGAGTCTTCTTACCTTGTCTTACTGATGATTCCACTTCATCCTCCTCAACATTGTTAATAGCAGTAGCTATATTGTTGAAAGCTCTACCATATATGTTGATTAGGTCAGCAGGCTCACCATTCTTGATACCATCATTAGTAGGCATATCCTTGAAGATGGTTCTAAGGTTTGAGAGTACTATACTACCAGGAAGTTCAGCCTTGTTATTCAAGTTCACATTGAATGTAAGTATATCATTCAGTGTGTCAGGAGTAACAAAGATACCAAGCATATCTAACAACTTATGGATGCTATCCACATTCTCAAGTATCACTTGCTGCTTCTCTTCCTTGGACTTTAGTCCCCTGAACTTATCCATAGCTGCATCTACCAGCTTAAGACCAAGCTCAGCCTTATCCAGTCTTATCTCACCATTCTGGTCATAGATACTGTCCTCATCAAGGGTGATACCATACTCAAAGTTATCCCTCCACTCATCAAAATAGTGGGCAGTACCAGCAGGCTTATTGATATTGTGGGTCTTGATAGTAACACTACCATCAGGGGCAGTGCTTTCAATCTGAATCCACATATTCAAGTAATCCTTTCTGAATACTCTATAGAATGATGTGAAGAGCCTCTCATCATTCTTAATGGCATCAACTATCTGAACAGCCCAAGACTTTCTGGCTTGCAGTGCCTCAAGCATAGGCACCATCTGCTTGGCATTAGTCATATCTCTAAGAGCAGAGATTAACTCAGCAAATACATAGGATTGCTGTAACTTCTGTGGAAAACCTAAGTCATCCACAACTATGTCACCATTCCTGTCTCTCCTATATATCCTGCCAATAGCTTGCCTTACCTGATTGGTCATACTCTCAAATGCTGAGAGTTCCCTCACCTTTACTTGCCAACCTTCCTTGTAGGGAGTCTCTTCCTTCTCATCAGCTATCTGCTCATTCTGGTTGTTACCCTCATCATCAGTAGGAGTATTATCAATATCCTCCTCAATGTCATTGACAGTAACATCCATGATTACCCCATAGTCATAGCTGTAGGTATTAGCAGCATCCATAACCAAGTCACTCCAGTTATCAAGTATTTGCTTGTACTTGAGTAAATGAACATCTGCCATTCTCTCAGCCAAAGCCTTTTGAGCTGCCATAGGAAGTCTTGAGTTTGCTTTCCCAGCCCAGCTACCTATAAGACTATTAACATAGTCCTCCCTACTATCTGTGATATAATTAACAAGCTGCTCAAACCTAGCTCTCACTTTTTCAAAAAGCTTAAACGGTTTTTCCTGTTTTATCACCACATAAGGTCTAAGGTTCTTGATAGCTTTAGCTATTTCCAACTTCTTACCAATGGTAGATGCCTTAGCCATTTCATCATTCAGTCTTGCAACTGTAGCTTCTTGAGCTTTCTCAACTTCCTGTGTGAACAGGTCATTGATTAAGTTAACCCTTTGTCTCTTTACTATAGAAGTGAACTCAGCATCAACCTTATGCCAGTTGCTCTCATCTATACTGGATGATTCACTCTCATATTCCTTAGCCTTCTTGGTATCTTGCACATACTCTGATAGCTCCTGTAACTTCTTATTGAGGTACTGGTATAACTTAGGAGTTCTAGTAGCTGTAAGTCTAGATATACCTCTATCCTTATCACTCTTTATGCTCTTACCAAATATACCATTCTGAGGAAGCTCTATACTATCAAAGTTGCCACTGTCCCATAGCTGCTTGATTTGTTCAATCTCATCATCAATGACTTCCTTGAACTCCTCAAGGTCAGAGTCTGTCCACCTTGCTTGCTCTACAGATACTCCATGCTCTCTGTAGAACCACTTCATAGTACTTATAGGAGCAGCATTAGGTAAGCCTCTAATAACAGCAGAGGTAGGATTATTGACTGTACCAAATCCACCTTTACCATACTTTTCAGCATACCATCCATCACCTATTTCCTCACCCCCAGATGTTCTGTCAGTGTTGTCAGTGAAGATATATAGTGTTCTAGGGTCATTCTCAACCTCATCTCTAGTCCACCTGCTCTCATGCTCATTGATGATATAGCCAGACTGACTGGATGTGTCTATAGCACTCTTCACAAGTTTGCCATCCTTTTCCTCAAGACCCTGCTTCTTTACCAAGTTCAGGATAGTCTTGGACTTGGAGTCATCACTGCTTGTTACTTCCACTCCAGAAGGGATAAGGTCATAGAGAGCTTGAGCAAAGTTAGTAGCTCTACTCTTGTCAAGGTCAAACTCACTAGGAACACTGATATTATAGGTATCACCACTCTTGGTAATCTCTACTCCCTCAGCAGTATTACTCTTGTCATATACCTTTACACTATTATCTCCTAGCATAGGAATGACCTCAGCATTACTGATTGGGTTAAAGTTATCACCTACTTGTGTTCCTCTGAACTCTTCTCTAAGTTCCTCTAATATAATAGGGAACTGGGTTCTCCACATACTTCTATCCTGAATATGAGTAAGGGAACTGTTGCCAGTAGCTAGCAGTGCTTGAAGAGCTTTGAGATTCTGTTTCAAGCTGGTTCTTATGAGTGCTTTCATAATAGCCCTCTTGTTCTTATCCCAGTTCATCAAATCTTCTTCTGTTAAAGGGACTTTCCTGCCTAAAGCTCTTGCTTTATTTGCACTTCTAGCATCAAGCATTTTATCCCTATAAGAATCCATCTCTTGCCATCTACTATCATCATCCCATATACTAGAACTAAGTAATTTCTCTAATTGGAAAGCTTGTTCTACAGAGTTCACCACATAATCATCACCACTTATAGTAGAAGTGAAGATGAAAGGTCTCTCCGCAAAGTTACTAAGTATAGTATTCTGATTAGCACCAGCATATATATTAGTAACCTTTACTTCATCAGGATTGATATAGTCAGACCAGTTATCCTGTGTCTTAGTAGCAATACTTATAATATCATCTCTAGTAGGTAAGCTATCTGCCTTACCATACTCATATTGCCATTTAGATACTAGAACTCTAAATATTTGAGCAGGCATCTTAGGAAACTGACCGTTAAGCTCCTTCAACTCAGGAGTCATAACTAAACAATTAGCATTTATCATACTGATTTCCTTTAATTAGTTTGTGCAAAAGTAGTAATTTAATTGTAGTTGCGCAAGGTATTAAGGCTGTTTTTACTCCACCCCTAACACCTTTAATAATATAACAGTAAGGTAGGATGTATTACTACACCCTACCCTATGTCTTACTGTACTATCTTGATAAGGTCTGGGTCTATACCCACACCCTTACCCTCAGATATATCTTTGAGAGTCAGATATACATACTTCTTAGGCTCTTCAATAGCAGTCACATTGATATGACAGCTTGTCTTACCCTTCATAAAGTCTTTGAATGATTCCTCAATTATTGTAAGATAAGGATTAGGCATCTCAGGAAAATATCCTATAATTACCCTTGACCTTGTATTACTTCCTGCCTTAACTCTAATGACATCACCTACCTTATAAGCAGATGCTTCCTTAGCTTCTTCAACAACCTCTTCTGGACTCTCATTGACAGGCTCTTCTGGTTTGACAGGTTCAATGGACTTATCAGGAGGAACAATCTCTTTAGGAAATTGCTTACCATTGATTACCTTACTCCAGAAGAACTGACCTTCTGCTGACTTATTCCAACTGAAACCACCTTCAACAAAGGAGGCATCTACCTTTTCTTGGAATACTTTTACATTGGCTGGATTACCTTGTCTCACTTGATTTGCCACCATAGCTTCCACTATCTTCAACGGGAAGTTGGCAATCTGACCAATCAAATCTTCTTTAGTTACTGACACATTCATTCCACTATGTATTTAACACCATTATAAACTAACCATCTGATTGTGTTGATATTGACTGGTCTAATACCTGACTCTTTATCAGTCTTGACAATATCCATATCAACACAATCATACCTGCCATCCCTAGATGCAAACTGTATCTTATAGCCTCTAAGTACTCTCTCCTCTCCTTCTTCATAACCCAATATAGGATTAAGCATAAGGTCTGAGAAGTGTTTCTTAGCTACCTCAGATATACTCTTCTTCTGAGCTTTAGCCCTTTCAATAGCTGCTGTGAAGAGTTCTACCTTCTTCTCAATATCAGCATTGATAGCCTTCTTGCTTCTAGGTTTATCCTGCTTCTTAAAGCACACAGTAAATACCTGACCAGAGTGGATATTCTCAAAGATAGTTCTTATACCCAAAGTACCATCCTTCTTATCCTCCTTAGTTACCCTAACCTCTTGGTCATAGTTATCCCCAGACTTGATGTAGTTGTCTACATAGGACTTGCCTATATTGACTTCTTCACCACTCTCAAAGTGCTTGCATCTGATGCTACCATCAAAATTAAGACCAGCCACTATATAATGACTGGTCTCACTAAGCACATCTCCTACTTTGATACCTGTTCTCATACTAGATAAGTTTAGAAATGTTTGCCATAAACTCCTCAGCTTCCTTCTTAGTTACATTGATTTCATCAATCTTAGAGAGCTTAAGCTAAATCTGCTGCTCCATCTCACCATGCAATGTATTTGCATTCTCATGTGCCTCTTTGAAGGCTTTCTTGATGTTAGACATCTTCTCCGCAAAGGAGGCAGTACCTGTAGGTACTTCTGTTTTACTAAATATTCCTATAATGTCAAAAGTATTTGTTAGTTACAAACTCATTTAATAAAGGTAAAGCAAGCTCCTTAGCTTGTGGATGGGGCTGACCTGTAGTACCCATAGCTCATTGCCACTCCCACTTAAAACCCCCAGCAGTCTTTCTACTAGGTAAGTGATTGCAACACTGAGTTATATGAGATGCACTTATCCCTGTGCATCTTGATGCTTCTCTAACCCCAAAATAGGCAGCTACGAGATTACCATCTAAGTCAAATTGATAAACAGGTTTACTAGTTTTAGCTTTTTGTTCATCTGTTCTTCTTTTCCCAGTATTCTTTGCCACCCTTTTAGCCACAGTCTCAGGACTTTGCTTCTTACCTCTATGACTCTCTCTGAGTTTTTCTTTTTGTTCCTCAGAGAATTGAAATCCCCACACCCCTTCTCCTCCATCAGTAATATTATAAGATAGACTTTGAGATTTATACCCTGCTATATATTCTTGCTCTAATCTACAAGCCTCTTCTTTAGATAGTCCTTCATGTAGTAATTCATGCTTTATGTTACTCCAACCATACTTTAATATAGCTTGAGCAAAATAAGGATGCTTAAGTTTACCACTTTTGAGAACTTCCAAATACTTGTAACCATTGTTACCCCATCTATACTCTGGGGCTTGACAAGTTATTCCTATATAACATTTACCACTTGGAGAGGTATGTTTATACACTATAAAATTGCCCATAACCCAATATTTTTAGCAAATACACTAAAAATGATTGAATTATGGACACACTTTAATAGAATACTTACACTTAAAGAAGTGTTTCCATTATGCCCTTCTTGACAAATTCATCCATGAGGGGGTCAGCTAACTCTTGGGCTTGAGGATGTGGTTTACCTGTTTGGGCAATTCTGCTCCTTAATGAAAAGAAGTGCTTCCAGTCACTGACAAAACCAGTCATTACTGCTTCTGCCTTTACACTTAATGGAAGAAATACTCTTGCTTGTTGAGCAGTCCACCCTTTCTTCAACCATTTGAAGTAGAGTTCTTCTATAACTCTCATATCCTCTTCAAACTCTAACTCCTCTTCTTCCTTAAGCCAACATGGATAAATCACAGTAATTGAATTACCAAACTTATCTCTAAGGTAGTTACAGTAACGAGTGCTTTCTTGAGCCATTGAGAATACTCTATGTCTAAAGAACTCTCTCATTACTCCAGCATCAGCTATAAAGTATGCAGTGACTCTCCTCTCATGGTACTCTGTAGGCTCACAGATATACTGTAAGTCATCAAGCCAGTCATTCTCTACCAATACTCTAAGGTTAGTAGTAACAGCTACTCTCCTATGACCATCAACCTCACATACCTTGAAACCTTTTGAATAAGGGTTCTTAGTATATTTACCCCAACCATTAGCTTCTATAGGTAGTATAGTCTCCATAGGCATAGCCAGATACACTGTACCATGTTCCAACATAGCACCATGACCAGACTTAATCATCCTATCCACAAATGGCTTAGCACTATCTTCTGTTATCTTGTCCTCAGATTTATAGCAGACTCTACCTACATGCTCTATCTGCTTATAAACACCTTCAAGACCAGAGGGCTGCTGCCATATTTCAAACGAAGATTTACACAACTTCATACCTTATTCTGCTTTAGTTATGTTATCAGTAACCTCTTGTAGAGTTGTAAGTATGAAGAAGTTGTCATAACCATCATACTCAGTGCCTCTACCTATGAGGACAATATCCCTATTCTTGAGGCACTTCTCCAACTTGTTCCTCATATCCACATAGTGTTCATCATTGAGCTTCCTACCACTACAATATAACCTATGCAGTTGAATGAGAATATCAATATCAGACTCACTTGACAAGTATTGAAGAATGTCTATCATGTACTCATCACTGCCAGCATTGAATATATCACACTCACTGGCTGTCCTCTTTACCAGAGGCTTGTACTTAGTAAGCAATGCACACTTGGCAGTATCTTCATACTTCTGACACTCTTCCTTACTATTGAACTCAGTACCATCTATAGCCTGGTATACAGTGTAGGTACTCTTCTTTTCTTTTGTTATTTCTTTCATAATTAATTTAATTATACTTTCCTTTACTTTATTCAGGAAGAACTTCAAAGTCATCAACATCCCAGCCTTTCAAGTCAAAGATAGCATTAACTTCTCTCTTAGACTTTGGAGGTATGTAATCCCAAGCCTTATGGGGTAGTACAACTTGCTCCTCTACTGCACTCTTTAGGTCGCACTCTGAATAGTCTATGTCCTCAAAGTAGTCACCATCCTCATCTTTACCAGAGTCAGTTATGGTATAGTCAGATACCTTGACCTTAAAGGTCTTACTAAGGGTTACACTGACTAGTACCTCTATCTCTCGCTCAGGATTGTCTACTTGATTCCAAGGTGCATCAGGAGTATCAGCTCCCATTGGATAATTGTAATTGTCCATCTTCTTTTTCCTTTTCAGTTTCTTAATATCAGCTTCAAGGTTATTCTCTTTAATAAGCCTTCTAGCAATAGCACACTCAAGGTTTGATGGAATGCTTATATGTCTTCCTCTATCATTGACATATATAGCATGGTCTCCATTATGTCTACTATAATAGAAACCATTTGCTATACATATCTTGATAAACTCCCTCTGTGTATATTGCCTCATACCTACCAAAGTAATGCAACCCTTCTAAAGTCCTCACCCTCAGGTACTGGGCAGTCTTTAATCCACTGCATATCCTTCACTTGCCATCCTGAAAGGTCTTCATCTTTAAGATACTCCTTAATATCAGGAAACAAGTTAAGTCTGAGCGACTTACCCTCAAGTGGATTATTAACTAGGACAGTACTGGCATTGACCAGTTCATTGAACTTCTTGAATGCTTCTGCACTCTCTTTACTATGAGGAGTGAGTACTATACCATCTACATGGTCAATCACCCTGTTGAGTTTCATCCAGTCACACAAAGCTGTATATACATAGAGCTTTGGTTCTGTACCCATAGCAGAAGTGATAGCTCTTATTGAGTCTGCTAATCCACATAGTTTATCAAGATAGAGCAGAGGCTCACCTCCAGTGAACATTATCTGCTCATAGTCCCATCTCTCAACTACTGGCAGTCGTGAAAAGTCCCATGAGTTATTACAACACATGGGACATTTATTAGGACACCTAGTAGTTAAGAGTAATCTTAACTTCTTGTCCATGTCAATTCAAATCTTTTACATTGGTTGCTAACTGCTCACAGATTAACATAGAGTCAGGTGAAGGTATAATCTCCTCTATACGAGTGATACTATACAGGTGGGGCAAGCCATTGAATGTACCTTGAGTCTTCAATAGTACCTCAGCTTGCTTAGGATTATCAGCCTTTACAACTGCACATCCATTACCTATATCCTTAATACTGAACTCTACAATCCAGAGTCTCATCTCTTTACAAGCAACCACACTTGTATCTACCCTATCTCTGTTAGGGGCAGTCTGACAAGGTGCTGCATAAATTCCTCCCTGTGTCATACTATTCCATTTAATACTAGCCAGTTCAACACTTTCTCCCAATCCACATAAGCTCTAGGACTTAGTGAGTCTATCTTAAGTGGTACTCCAAGAGCTGCATCATCTATATACAGATGAGCAAATATTTTGGGTGAGGAAGCCCATCTCTTTTGAGTAGGATTCTCATTCACTCCTAACAAGGGGATATTATTCTCCTTGAACCAGTCAATAGCATCTTGAAGAGTGTCATTAGAAATGGTTTCCCCACTAAGAGTTTTACCCTGATTATCCTTGTCGGGATGACTTCTCATAGTATGAAGGATAATCTGATGACCTTTTTCTACAAGCTTCTTTAATACAGGTACAGCACCTATATCTTTACCTACTTTAGGGAACTCATGTGTCACACAAGTCCCATCGAAATCTACTGCTATTACCATTCTATCTCAATTATTTGAATCATGTTATTATTCTCTAAGTACCTCAAGAAGTTATCATAAGCTCTTATATATTCTGAATCTCCATAGATTTCACTAAGAGTGAATCCTTGACCAATAAGCTTAGCCTTTACAGCTTGCTTCAATCTGAACTCAAGAGCTACCTTATTGAAGGTATCTATATCAAGTTGCTTGTAAATCTTTCTCTCCATCTAACCACATTACAGTCATTATAGCATAGTTAGCAAGGTCCAGAAGGGTATCTTTGATAGACTCATCCTTTACTTCTGCCCTTTTAACAACTAAAGATTCAAGCCTGTTCATCTTGTCACCCATTCTGACTATTGCTGCTATGATACCAAACTTATTACAGGATTGCTCAAATGAATTGCCATAATCATGGTTCTTAGCTGCATAGGTCTTAGCCATATTAGTAGTTATATCCATGAATCTCTGCACATTCTCTTCAAGTATAGGTCTGGAACCTAGACTTGCAAGACCTTGTTCTGCTGTCTTTAATCTAGTACTCATCTCAGGACTAAGACTAGCCATATCCCTTACTGACCTAATTATGTCAATAAGCTTCTGATATTCTTTATTTACTGTTGTTTCCATTCTCATAATCTTTTAGTTTGACAAACTTGTCAAAGAAATCCTTCTTATCTCTGACATACAAGTGCTTAGTATTATAATCCTGATAGATTAGTGCATCAAACCACTCACCAGATGCAGGACATTTCATCCTGCACCTGAATAGTGGCATATATTGATGACCATTCTTAGGATATACATACATTCTGTCTCTCAGCTCTTTCCACCTTAGCTTTATTGCATACCATGCACCTATAGAACACAGTATAAGCACTACTATAGGAATAGCTATCTTCCATGCTTCCATATCTTAATGTACCCAATGAGTTGCAATTTCAGGAACTGCCTTAATCTTAACTGACTGACAGAACATAGCTGCTGATGCTTCCATACATTCACTAAGTTTCCTAGCTTCCTGTTCAGCTATATCAGCAGGTGGCTCTATCAGATACTCATCATGGACATCATTAGGTATCAATACCTTGAATATCAATCCCGACTCTACCAAGTAATCAAAGTACATTATACCAGCAATCTTAGTCATAGCTGCTGCTGTACCTTGTGCAATATTTATTACCCTACAGGCTCTTTATCCTGTAGTTCTATTGATTTCTCAATAGGTTGGACTATATCATTATCTCCAAAATATTTATAGATGTTATCAGCAAACTTTAATAATTCCTCCCTTGTTGCATTATTCTTCATTGTATTTGCTCTTTTAGTAATTACCCATACATTCCCTTTAATATATCCCTTAGTAGGGTCTATTCTATCAAGGGAGGGTGTATATTCATAATTACCTTTTTCTCCAGCAACAAAAGGAACTTCTAACAAAGGGCATTTATCAGGGATGACTATATCATCTATAGTCAAGTTAAATTCTAATCCTTGATTCTTAGCTCTTTGCTTGGCTGCCATTAACATTCTACTCTCAGGATGATTCCTATAATGCTTTCTCCTATTAGCTTTTATAGTTTCATTATCCACCTCTCTCCTATAAGCCATATACTCTTTATAATGCTCTCTTTTAGAAGCCCTATATTCAGACATACATTGCTTACACTGGTGAGTCAAGCCATCCTTTGATGACTTATAATGATAAAACTCTGATTCATCCTTTAACTTACCACAACTTGAACATCTCTTCATAATTTGTTATCTTTAATTTATAGTACAAAGATACAAATTATTTCTTAATTGTCCAATAGGGTAAATAAATAATTAAGAGATACTCAGCACTCTTGCCCATTTCAGCATAGATTTCTCCTTAGCTTACTTTGATTAGTCTCTGAACCTTACTTGCATTTCTACAAGTCTTGGCTGCTGATTAGCATAGATTTCTCCTTAGCCTTCCAGCAATTCACTGAGTTTTCATATAATGTCACCACTATATGCCCCCACAATTAAGGGATAGTTACAGGACTGATTCTCAGATGATGACCTCCTCTTTGCCAGATGCTTCCAGAGTTTAATCAATACAGTCTCCCTGTTAATGTCTATATACTTTGTCTCAATCTTCTTACCCTTCTTGACCTTATACTCATACCTTATAGCAATAGCCTCCATAGGCTCTCCATTGGCAAACTTCCTTGCCATCTGTTGAAGAACCACAACAGGGACATCATCAATGACTTGACCAGAGTCTCTGGCTTTCCTATAGGAATCCCAGAACTCCTGACCCATTCCCTTGATTCTTCTCTCTATGCCTTTCAGTATAGGATAGTCATAGATGTAAGCTCTCAATCCAGTGTACTTTGAGATTAGGATATAACCTCTTTTCCACATATTAGCCTTACTTACCCTAAAGTAGCTGGCTATACCTTTGAATGCTGAGAAATACTTCTTAAAGCATAACTCACAGAACTCAAGAGACTTACCTGTGTTAGCTGCTAGAGCATTGGCTGTTCCATTATAATTAAATGTGAACCTAGCTGGCTTAGCAGCATCCCTCAAGTCTTTCCTCTTCTTCTTTACTTCCTTCTCTGGTATATCCTTTAGCTCATCAGAGAATATCATCTTGGCTACAAAGGAGTGACCATCTCTCTCATTGGGGTCATTATAGAAATCAATCCATGCCTTATCCTGACTTAGCTCAGTAAAGACATGACCTTCTTGGTCTCCATAATCACAATCAACTAACATATGGTCTCTATCAGGTATGAAGCAAGCTCTAGTCTCTGCATCAGATGGCAACTGCTGAACATTCACACTCTTATCTACTGCTATGATAACATCAGCATCCTGCTCAGTCTGCTCTTCCTCAGCAAAGTCATCATCCTTAGTCTTACCTCCACCTTTCTTTCCTCCTTTACCACAACTCAACCTGCCAGTGTCCATCATCTGATTGAATGTAGGGTGTATTCTCCCTGTAACAGGATTGACTGCATCCAAGAAGTTCTGACCAAATGAAGTAACTACCTTGAACTCACCAGAGTAATCAAGATATAACTTAGCCAGAGGACTCTTATCCAACTGCTGTTTAAGCAGCTTTGAGTCTACTGACTTCTTCATCTTTCCAGTCTTCTTGTCTTTAGCCCATACATTGAACCCTAACTCCTCAAACAATGGTATAACCTGCTTGTTACTGTTCCAGTTAATGATACATCTTGGCTTGTTCTCCTCAAAGAGGTTCTGCTGCGGGTCTATGGCAACATACTTACCTACAGTACCCTTAGCTCTCTTTACCTTTCCTCCCTTAGTCTGAACATCATAGGCTATAGCATCTGTGTCTCCTTTGGACATCACATACTCTACAACCCAATCATTGAGTTTCTGCTCTGCTTCTCTCAGTCTTTCAGCATCCTTAACCATCTTGGCTTTCCACCTTTCAATGTCAAGCCTTATACCACAGAACTCAATATAAGCCAATACTCTCACAAACCTGTTCTCTATCTCTAAGGCAACTCTCTGACCTCTAGCCTCTATCTGCTTTAACTGTGCTTCCATGACATCTTCAAGGAACACAACATCATTGGCTGAATAGATTATTACCTCATCAGTGACACCATAGTTAATCTTACCTCTGACTGTCTTGTCAAGGTAGACATTAAGATACCTGTCACAACAAGCCTGCAAGCTGAGTGACACTATTCCTGGTGGAAATCCCAGGAACAGTATCTTCTCTGCAAGGAAAGTATCAAATACATTTCTGATTACAATACCCTCCTTATATAACCATCTTAGGTCAAACTTGGCATTATGAATTATGAAAAGCCTATCACTCTCAAGGAACTCCTTGTATAGCTTGACATCTACAGTGGTACAGTCAATGACTACTTGAAAGTGCTTGTTACCTAATTGAAGTAACAGCAGCTGACCTTGCCATATCTCTGTACCTCTAGTCTCACTATCCAATCCTACAACCTTTAGTGTACTGAGAAGCTCCAGTGATTCCCTTACTGATATATTCTTATAAGGACATCCTATCTCTGCATCACTAAATAAGTTTGCAACTCCAGACACATAGTATATCTGCTCACCATAGTACTTGATAGCTTCATGCTTTCCTTCTTCAAACCACTCATCCATTACTCAAATGTTATAGTGTAGCCATAACCTACAGTGAAGTCTATTGATTTGACTACTGCCTCAGCTTCCTCAAGATAAGCACCTACTACAATCATAGGACCCCCTGATAGGTCAATGAACTTTCTGCCTCCTTCCACTTCCCCACATCTAAGATAGGGAGTAGGTACCTTGAGTACATAAGTCTTTGACTCTGAACCATCAGGTTTCTTTAGCTTCTTCAAGTAGTTCTCCTCATAGCTTCTTGGCTTAAGTTTAATCAAGTCTTTCATACCATAGAATAAGCTACCAGTTCATTGTAGTTCAATACATACTTATACCTTTCAAAGAAAGCACTGGACAACAAGCCATGCACAGTAACTCCATAATCTCTCTTGAGTGCATCAAATGATGCTGACATATCAAGCACTCTAAAAGCATCAGAGTAGTCTTTGTTCTTATAGGTAAGCACTATACCTACCCTATCCATATGATGCTCTACACCATCAACACCATAACCCACAGACTTACCCTCAAGCTCTGTATATTGCAGCTTGTTAAGTACTCTTGAGTCTATGATAGAACTGAATGCACCAGTATCTAAGACAAAGTTAAACTTATTCTCTCCTTGCTTGAAAGTTACTATAGGTAAACCTGTCAAGTCCATAATCTCTCTAAAAGACATACTATCATAGGAAGTTTTCTTCCTAGCCAAATCAACGAAATGTGCTACTATGGCAGCAATGACTACTAGTAGCAATACAAACACTATTTTCAATACAAATTCCATATTCTATACTTGTTTTAATTAGTACCAGTAGTCCCAATACCTCCTCTATCAACATTACCAAGGTGGTCAACCTGCTCCAGAAGAGGAGTAGTTAATAGCCATCTCAGCTTATGATACCATTTGGCAAACTGGGAGGGGGCTACCTCAAACTGGCATATCCTTGTACCCTTAGGTATAGTGACATCCTTATATGCTATGATAGGACACTTCCACTCATCATTGTCTCCACAATAGACAGTATCAATGAATCCTAACCCATTGGCTACTCCTATACCTAACTTACTGGGAGAGCTGCTTCTGCTATATACTCTAGCTATGATACCTTTAGGCATCTCCATAGCTACTCCCAGCTTGGCTACATATATTTCACCTTTCTTGAGTGTTACATCCTCTGCAAGGAACAGGTCATAACAGTCTGATGCTGAACCATTAGACCTTACAGGGAAGCACCCCTCAGTTATTTCTTTTACTTTTATCTTCATTTCCAAAACTTATTTGTTATATCTATTAACACTTCTTTCTCTACTCTATAGAGTCTTTGGTTGGTAGTCCTGCTACTCAATGGACCCAGTTCCTCTATATATGGACCGAGTTTTATATAATCAAACCACCTTAGTTGTCTTTTCACCGAATCATTAAGCTCCTGTCTACCACTATACCATGCAACCTTTAAGTTAGTATGAGTTTTCACCCAACTTGCCAAAGCTACTATATGTATAGTGTCCCTATCACCACCCATGAAAGACACACAAGATATTCCCTTGTTATCTTCCAAGAGTTCACTTAGGGATGTCTTATTCAATGGGTTGCCAATGTCTTCTGCTAAATAAGAAGAGTGGCAACCCTTGCAGTTACAAGGGCAGCCACTTATATTGATAGCAAGAGTTATTTCATCAGGTATCTCTGCAAAGACTACCTTAGTATCAGCATACTTCAACATCCTTACTGTAAACTCTTTTGTTAGCTTCTATTTGTCTATCTTTCCCGAAGCTCTTCACTGGTCTTAAATATCCTATAACCCTTGTATATTGGGTAATGTTCTTACTATGGCACTTAGGACACTCAGTGATAGGATGCTTAGTAATGTAACCACATTCATCACACTTACTATTAGGAATATTAAATGTGAAGTAATTAGTTCCATTGACTATGGCAAAGTCTATCAGCTTGAGATACTGTTCCTTACTCAAATGGTCTTCAAGATTGATATGAGCTGCACTACCTCCATCAGTATATTGGTAAGTCTGTCTTCCATGAAGTATGAACTTATCAAGTACAGATGTATTATCATGGGCATTATAGAAGTAAGAGTTATACAAGTTCTCATCATTAGGAACCCAGTAATTTTGCTCCTTATCCCAATTATAGTTCTTACCACCAAGACCTTCGGCAGGCACGACTTCACTATTAAACAAGAATGGCCTGGTAAGGGTAATATTCTTCTTACCATAATGGTCTGTATAATGTATCTGCTTAGTACAGCTGTGCAACTTGTTCTGTTCCTTAATAGTACCAAGGACAAGTTGCAGGAACTCAATATACTCCTTATTATTAGACACTTCAAGACCCAAGAACCTTGCAGCCTCATTCAAGCCATTGATACCTACGGTACTGTATAGCTTTGACACTCTGATATATCCACCATTTGAAGCAGCAAACATACCTCTATTCTCAAGGTCATACAGCATTGTCTTGAAGGCAATGTGGTACTTATAGACTCTTTCAAGTATGGATGTAAGGTAGGACTTAAAGTCAGTAGATAATCTATCCATAGGATAAACACCTCCTATAGACTTGAACCAGTCCTGTACAATCCTATTGATGTTGAGAGTGATAACATTACAGCTACCAGTCATAACACCAGTAAGACCTGATGTAGGATTGAAAGTATTCTCTGCAAGCTCATTCCTCAATCTACAACATGATGCAAGACTATCAGCACTATCTGATATATAGGTAAAGAAGCTATGACCCTCTGCATACATCTCAGCAGTAAAGTCCTTATAGTCCTTATCTATAATATCATTGGTCTTAGGGTCATACACCATAGCCATAGTTTCTACAGGGAAGGTAAGTATCTGCTTGGTTCTCAGCTTATTGAAGAATTTCATAAACAGTCTTTGCAGACAGTCTATAGCTTCCCACTGAGGTTTAGTACCATCAGGATAGCAGAAATCACTGAACAAAGAGTTGAAGTAGGTATGGTCATAGTATGACACATTGGTGAATGGACTCTGATAAGACCTATTACCAGCAGGTTGGTTTACACCATAGATGAACTGCTTAAATGCCTTATAAATAGCATCCCTTACAGTTCTCTGCTTACTGCAATGCTCTGTGGTAGTCACTACATCCAGCTTCTCATACCAGTTAGTACCAAACTCCTGCACAATATAATAGTTCAATGCAATAAAGTATTCACCTACTGCAACTGCACCCTTACACTGTGATGAGAGTAAGAATATAAGGTTGGTGATTTGCCCACTGAATGACTGTAGGTCATTAGGAGCAGAAGGAGTTATTCCATCTATATTACCTACACCCTCTGTCATAAGAGGATATAGTGAGACTGCCATACAATACTGCTTCAACACAGGAGTAGTAGCCTCATCATGTGTGTATATGATATGATGGTTCAAATCCTCCTCATACTGCTTGGCTACCTCTGGATATAACTTATTCAGCTCATCCTTCATCCTTTGTCTCTGCACTACTCTATTAGTGGTCTTATAGACCTCTCCCTCAAGGTTAGCTACATTCTTCATAGTGACATTTGCATTGGCATCTGTCTCTGATGAAGTGGCTGCATTCTCATTGGACTGACTGTACTTATCCATATAGTCAATCCTCTCCTTGATAAACCTAGCCTGCTTGTGCTTCTCTCTATACAGGATATATGACTTAGCAGCCTTGAAGTGCTTGTCATTCATCAGTAGTTGCTCTACTCTATCCTGTATATCCTCTACACCAATGACATCTCCCTCTTCAAATAAGGTAGGTATCATTGTGTTCAGATACTCAGGTAGCTCACACCCTACTGATGCAAATGCCTTCTGGACTGCATTGACTACCTTCTGGACATTAAAGTCCTCAATACTTCTGTCTCTCTTAACTACTTTCAACATGGTGTCAAATTACTTATCTTTAATACACAATTATTTGTCATTGCCCTTATACTGTACTTACCAGCATATCTCAGGTAATAATGGAGTTCATCGAGTATCTTCCTCCAATCCCTCAATATATTACCTTTCTCATCTCTAAGGTCTACCTGTCCAAAGTTTCCTTCATACACCCATACAATAGGAGCTACAGTCCTTCTGTTTATAACCACAAACTGATAGGGCTGTATCTTGAAATCCTTGAAGTACTCATCATTCTTGATACTCTCCTGTAATATATAGGTATATAGCTTGGCTTGAATATCATATCTCCATTGAGAGAAAGACCCTTCAAACTCTTCCTCAGGATGACCTGTGGTCTTTAAGTCTATAGGGTATATCATCTTCTTCTCATGGTCTACAATAATCTCATCAAACATACATCTGACAGGTATGCCTTGGAACTCTGCCCTTAACTTCAACTGGAACACCTTCTCAATATGAGTCTCAAAAGGATTTGAGCTAAAGAAGTACTTGGTTGCTGGATTGGTCTTTAACTCATCCACACAAGCCATTACATCAGCATAGTCATTCTGTGATAGTACAGTCTTGTCTCCTGCTAATGTAAGAAGTGAATAGTATTCACTACAGCTCTCCTTAATGCTCTTTACCCTAAAGTTCTCATACTTGGGATTAGCATAATAGTTGAACATCAGTGCAGCCCTGCTTATCTCAGCATCATCTATCATGCTGAGTTTCCTATGGTTCTCATGGAAGTTCTTGTGGAGGAACTTTGTAATGCTTATCAATGTATCTGACAATGGTGGGAAGTCACATACAATGAACCTCTCATTGAATGCCTCATCCCCATCAGTCAGCTTAGTATCAACAGCACTTCCAAATGTGAGTGAAGGTGTCTCAATCTTATCAAAGAGTGAGTCAAGCTTTCTCCATCCTTCCCTCTCAAACCTACTAAGAGTTGAATAGCTTATAGCACTATCAGCCCTATAGGTTGGTTCATCCACATTCCATGCCAGTTCTCTAATACTCTTCATAAGTGTCAATCATTTCTTTCTCACCCTCAAACTCCTCATCATCCCCTAGACCTAATTGGTCCATATAGGAGGATAGTTCAGACTTGAACACAGTCATGTCAGTAAGGTCAGCCTCATACTTGTCCTTGTACTTTCTCACCATATAGATGGAGGACTTCACAAGTTCCCACAAGTCTTCAAACTTCCTTTCATCTAACATCTTCTGCATCAATTCCCTATCCTTCTCTGGGAATGACTTTACCAAACTATTTAGTCTCTGTATTGGAGTCATAAGATTTTATGATTTCTATACACTCCTTTAGTTGCTTGATGCTGAATATCTCAAACAGTAGGGTATTACCTACATAAGGTTCTCTCTCAAGCATACCTCTGAACATCTTGAACTTATATGGAAAGACATCATTCTGTAACCCTTTGACCTCTATGATAATTAGCTTACCATTATACATGAATGTGAAGTCTGGGGTATAGGTGATGTCTATAGTTTTCTTCATATTAAGCCCATTGCTTCGCCCTATCCTTGTATAGAATGGGACTGTAGGCTTGAAGCCACTCCATATAGTGAACTTCATACCCTCATACACTGGGTCAAATCCAGCTTGAAGCAAGTGCTTATATACACTTGCCTCAATCTTGGACTTAAACTTGATGTCATCAACAACTAAAGGTGTAGCACCTTTAATTCTTCTGTTTTCCATACAAGTCCTTCAATGCAGGAGCCATTACTCTCTTGGCTACAAGAGCATCCTCAAGGCTTCTGAAAGCAGCAAAGTGCTGGAAGCTCTTGATTTTACTCAGGTCTTTGAGTTTCTGAATCTCTCCATTGACCTTATTGATTACCCAAATCTCCTTACTGTTGCTGATGTGGTCAGGGTACTTCTCATCAAGCAGGATAGCCACTTCCTTCAACACAATCTCAAAGGCAGCAGCAGGGCTAATCTTATAGAGGTTATTGAAGTACTTCTCAAGGTTCTCTTTGTTCCAGCCAATCCTATTAGCCAGATGCTGTACTGCACTCTCAATAGTAACATCAATGTCACTATCAGAACCCTCCGCTACTACTATACCATGCTTGATAAGGTCAGGAAGAGTAGTTTCATTGACCTCAACATGTGCTACAGGTACAGGAACGCCAAACAATTCCACAACTTTGATGAGCTTCTCACCCATCTTGACTTCTTTACCAGTCTCTTTCAGTTTCAACTTGTTCATATTTTTTCTTCTATTTATAGGAAAATGTTAAACTTTTATAGGAACACATAACACCTCTACAGCATTTTGATATATTGCTCTTGTCCATATTAAGAGCAATAGATGCTTGGGATATTGAAGAATACTCCGCTATAATCTCCCCACTAATATCTCTAACTATATATATATATAAGTTATCATAGCCTGTTATACTCTTCCATATCTCCATTGCACTGTTCCTCATCATACCATTTAATAGTGGTGTTATACCTTGCTTTTAATAGTTTGTTAATCTCATAGAATACATCTGAGGGCATGTCTTGGTTGATTCTTGCAAAGTATGCAGGATGCTCTATCTCTATCACATCATTATACTTTCCTATATATGGTTTGAAGGTACGGGCGGTACCACCAAACAGCACATATATCATACCAGTATCATACTCAGACATCTTCTTTAGCAGCTTTGAGATGAAAGGTCTCCACAACATAGTGTGTGAGCCTACCTTATTCATCTCCACGGTCAAAGCAGAGTTAATCATAAGGATGCCTTGCTTAGCCCATGACTCTAAGGTGGGGACAAAGGTAATCAAATTATGTGGTCTGCGCAAGTCTATAACTGAATCTCTAACAATTTTTAATGAAGGAGACCAGTCATCCTCTCTAGTACTTGCATCATTACCAAACAATATGCCAGTAGCCACACCCTTCTGAGGGTATGGGTCTTGACCTATGAATACCACCTTACAGTCACGGTACTTACACAAGTTGAATGCCTTGAATACATTCTCCTGTGCAGGACATATAGGTTTTACCCTATACATCCTGTTAAGGAGTGTCAATACCTTATCTAACTCTGCTCTGTCAATCACTCTAAGCCAATCACCAAAGTATTCCTCAAGTGTCATAACCCAATGATATTGAATACATCATCAATGTTCCTGTTCAGCATATCATTGATGTCATCATCACTATATGCCACACTAGGAAGAACAGGTTTACAGAAGAACCTGTCAGCTATATTGGCAACTGACAACTCTGGTATAGTCTTCCTGATTCTTCCTGTACCTACATAGCTGATGTTATCAACTACCCTTGAGTCATAGGGTTTTATCTCTATACCATTCTGCATGACAAATGGAATAATCTTATTGGCTATGCACTTCTCCACAGTACCATCAGAATAGAATACCGATGGATGTATATAACTCTTGACTCTCTTATATACAAGAGCATTATCCACAATCTCACATTCTATGACATTGAAAATAAGTGGAACCATATCCTTATTGAATATAGTACCATTACATCCATGATATGTCTCTCCTTTATTGGTACTGGCAGTTAGATACATACCTCTTCTACTGGAGTTGAACTCCACCAGATTCCTGATTAAAGTATCTGCTGTCCTATAGGGAGCATAGTTACTCTCTACAGTGTGGAAGTGTATAATAATGTCACTTCTTCTCATAGGGTTTGACCTATCTTCCAATCTTTCAAGGAGCTTGCCTTGCACATACTCCTTGGCAAATATAGGAAGCTCAATCTTGTTTTCCTGTAGGGAAATCCTAAAGAATGATGGGAACACAGTGTGCATAGAGTAATTGACTAGTCTAGCATCTGTACTGCTACAGGAAGTTATATCTCCCCTTGAGTTATACATATGCTCAATAGTATAACTCATTCTACTACTCACTCTTTGCATTACATTTCAACTTTAGTAAACATTGTACTTGCATCATAGGATATGAAGAAAGGAACATCCCTGTCTATGATAGGACCACACTGGTTAGCTACGAAGTTCACAAAGACATTGACCATCACTGATGCAATCATGTTAGCCATGAAAGTAGTCTGCTTATAGGAGCATATAGTCTCCTCAGCTTCTGCATCACTGAACAGCCACTTATCCTCATACTCCACCATAGCTCTTTCATCATCTCCTTGAATGGACAGTACTTGGAACTCTTCTGCTGCCAATCTTCCATCTATGAACAAACACTTCTTCCTGTTATCACTACCAGCAGGATAGGACAGTACCTTCTGCTTCCACTTCTCATAGAATGTCCTTCTGGCTGTCATATTGTCAAAGCCACATATCATAATGTCAGTAGCCTCAGAGTTAGCCTCAAACCTGTTATTCAATGCCACTATATTGTTATAGTTAGCATAGTTCCTGACCATATTGGCAAGGGCTACACTCTTATAATTACCAACATCTGTCTGACCATACAACTGACCTGACATATTGACAGTCTCAACCCTGTCAGGGTCATATATGATAAGTCTCTGAGGCTTCAATCTACCTAACAAGAAACCTACATAACTGCCAATACCTCCAACACCTGCCAAAGTGACAGTCTGCTTCTGTATTTCCTCATACCATATAGCCCCACTGAACCTACTTGTAGTCTCATCTACAGTGATAGTCTGTGAGTTTACTGGTATCTCTTGATGCTCACTCTCCAATACTGCTCCTAACATTGCTTCCTCTTCTGGACTCAACTGAACCGCCTCTATAGCTCTTTCAAACTCTTGACTAGACTGCCCTGCCCTACGTTCAGCTAACTGGTTAAGAGCCTGAGCAGTTATTTCACTTACTATATCTTCCATACTTACAGTATATAATCATCATACAATTCTATCCAAGCATCCAGCCATTCATTCTTAGGCAGGGTACTTAGTTTCTCTCTTACCTGATAAGCCAATACAGCAGCCATCTCCGTAGCATCCAAGAAAGCAGCAGCCTCTGGGTCTTCTGTATAGTTAACCACAAAGTCCACAAAGTTTGATGCAAAGGCTTCAAACTCCTTCTTGTCTGCGAATCTCTTCTTATACAGAGAGTCCATAGACCTAGCCCATTTCTCTACATCAATGTTACTGGAGTTAGGAATGATTACACTACAAGTGATGGTCTGCTTAACCACCCAGTCCACTATCTCATCACTGAGCTTTAACTTCTCATAGTCAATCATAAACTCCTCATTGGCATCATCAAAGAGTGTAGGTTGCTTGACCTCTCTCTTGATAGGAGTAGTATTGGCTGGACCAGCAGGTACTGTATACCCTTTAGGACTACCATAAGAACCTATTGGGTATTTGCCATAGTCCTCTTTCTTATAACCTCCACTATAGTAAGGACTTCTGACATTCTCAATATTCCCCTTATTAGCATTAGCTTTGCTAGCTCTAATAGCCTTAATCCTTTCAAGCATTTCCGTTTCAAAGTCATTACTAACTCCTTCAATTTCAATGTCAAGGTTAAACCATTGGATATACTCCTTCTCTACTGTAAAGGTTCTATTGCCAGATACCCTCTCATCACCCCATGTGGGATATGTGAACTCCTCATTGACTGTCTGTTTGAGCTTAGCCTTCCTAGTTACTCCTGCTGTGTATTTACCAGCATTGTTTACAATCAGTGATACAAAGTGGTTCATATCACTGCCTTCTGACTGCAAGGTGGCTGTATCAGTACCACTAAAGAATGTAGCCATGTTGTTATGACTATGGATAAGTCCCTGATATACACCTGTATCAAGCAGCTCAGAATGGTCTACCATATAACCCATGACATCTGGAGACATATCATATTCAGTATATCCTCCAGTACCTTCATCCATCTGGAACAAGTCTACACAAGTGATTGTCAAAGATTTATCCTCAAATGAACCACTTACCTTGTAGAACAGTACTCCAGACCATTCCACATTGTGTATCTCCCTACACAGAAGTCTTATCTTCTTCTCAACTTCCTGAGGGATTACCATCTTATAGATAGATTGCTGGTGTACTAATTCCAGCTTCTTCTCTTTGTTCTCTCCCATACTTGTAATTTACTATTGTAAGTACTGCCTTTGCTATTTCCTCAGCAATACCTGCATTGACTAACACTGTCTTGTTAAGGGTATCAGTAGCACTGTCTACTATATGTATATTGATAGGATTACCCTTGAATGTACATACATTAGCTCCTTCATAGCTATAATAGTCCCTACCATTCCTTCTCGCATTGCTGTTGAGATACTGTATCTTACCATTGTTGATGATACATTCTTTCAGTATTCCTCTACCCATCAAGTCATTATAACTTGCAGCAGAAGTTCCTAAGTTATATCTCAGATTGTACCACTTGATGAACTCATTACTAATGAGTATTCTATAGTCAAGATAGGACATTGCAAAGCCATAGCTTCCTCTGATGAAGTTGAACTTGAGTTTCTTGTCTCTTATCAGATGCCTTACAAAGTCCTTCATATCCTCTTTAGAGAATATAGTATTGTAGTCATTGAATGTGGTAGACTGCATAGAGAAGTCAGTTTCTCCATTGGTTGTACCACCACCTGTACCTATCCTCTCCAGATACCTGTAAGGTACTCCAGAGATACTTTCAACCCTGACATACTTATCCAACTCAAGACAGAACAACTGCCATATAGCCTCATCATACCTCACTGCAAGAGTAGCTACTGTACTTCTGATAGGTCCACTGCCAAGACAGGGAGACTTGAACTCTGTAAACCTATCAAATGGTATTCCTGGTACATGACTGTGCATATAGTCTGCCTTCATATGAGAGAGTTCATACTCACTCCTATTTACAGTAAAGTAACCTATGCCTGCACCACTTGCCTTTATACCTACTTTAACCCATAGATGGTTTATATCCACAAACCTGTCATTCTCATTAGTAACCCTTACACGAGGGAAATGTACAAGAATGAAACCTTGTGGCATAATCTGCATTACAGCAGTAAACATTATAGGTAAGAAGTATGTAGCAAGTGCTTCATCACTGGTTACAGCACTATCCAAAGCACCATTATCAAGCATATCTTCTATGACAGCCTTATTCTCTTTACTGGCACTTCTGAACTCTGGACTACCAAGTACAGCACTCTTACTGGAGAAGAAAGAACTAAGCCTGTTCTCAGACATTGAACGTAGGAACTCATCAAAGCCCCAGAATCCCTGCATATCCACTCTCTGTTCTCCAAAGAAGTCATTGAATATGCTAAGAACCTTATTAGGGAAGTACATGATGTCGTCATATAACTCCCTTACCTTATTAGTTACTTCTTCACTCATACTGTGTATAAAAAAAAAGGTGAAGGGCAAGCATACTACTCACCCTCCACCTGTGTTGTTCAATCTGACCTTATCTTTCAACAAAGCCAAACATCTCATCAATCTCCCTCTTGCTCATCTTCTCAGGTGCATTGTAAGAACCACCTTTGAGAGTAGCCATGACTGCATCATAGGTCTCCTCCTCAATGGTGTCATTCCCATAGAGAGCCTCTGTGAGGATAGCAAGAGCCTTTGAACAGTTACATTCAGTGGCAGGAGTTTCAGGTGCTACAGGAGCTTCCTCTGCCTTTGCAGGAGCAGTAGGAGCTGCTACTTCTACAGGCTTCTCAGCTTTAGGTGCAGGAGCTGCCTTGGTAGAGTTCTCCTCAATCAGAGAGATGAGGTCAGCAGTGGAACACTGTGTGAAGTTCTTACCGAACTTATCCACATAAGCACCCTGCAAGCCTCTCTTCTTGATTTCTGCATAGGCTTCTGCTCTTGACATAGCACCAGACTTAACCTTCTTCTCAGGTGCAGTCAACATGAATATCAAGTCATTGACTACCTGACCCTTATAGGGGATGTTGGTAGGCAGAGGGGCTGCATCATCCTTGAGTTCAGCTCTCATGTGACCTTCAAAGAAAGTCATGCCTGTGTAGTCAATATCTCTCTCCCTCATTTCCTGTTTGAGTTCACCGAGAGTTGTAGCCTTAGAGTCCTGAATTACCTTCTGGCTCTGGGTCTTGGAATTGATGATAGTTACTTTACGAGTTTCCATAATTTGAGATGTTAAATGTTAAAACTTTTGTTAATGTTATCCTAAAACAATCTTAGTCCTTAAATAAGGGCATGACAATACCCCTAAACCTATTAGGGTCTTGAAGAGATTTGTATAAGTCACTGATGTCCTTAGCATCATTCACTCTGGGTAATACTACATTGGTGAACCCAGTGGACTCTGACAGTTTCACCGCATCTTGCAGTCCAGCTTCATCATTGTCCAGAAGAATGTATATCCTACTATACCTCCTTTTGAGTTCACCAACAGCAGTATCACTCATACCATAGCCTTCCCCTTGAATAGCTAGTGCTGGTATTCCTGTGTTAGCCCATAAGCACAAGGCATCCTTCATGGATGAACATATGCAGATTCTATCTCCATACTCAGGTACTTTAGTCCAAAGTGATATGACACTCCTGTCATGCCTGTTGCTCCACTTGTACCCACCTTTATTATAAGGTTGGTATATCTTGAGGGTTACTTTACCCTCTTTCCTCTCTACATAGGCATAGGCATACTTGTCAGCTCCAAATACATATCTCTGACCATCCCTAATTACAATCTTATGCGATATGGGATATATGTCAGCATACTTGAGCCACTCTAGTGATATACCATAAGAAGCCCAGTATTCTAAATCATAATCCCTCCACTCTCTGACCTTACATTGAAGGTCTATGTTCCTTGACTTGAGAGACTGATACTGGTAAGACCTCTCACTCTTCACACTATTAAACTGGACATTGGCATTGGAGAAATTGGGTAAGTCCTCCCAAAGATGATTAAGCATATCTTTGTAACTCTCCCCCCAATACTTCATAAGCAAATCAAACAGTCCACCTCTATCCTTAGTAGCTAAGTCAGTGTAATGTACCCTCTTACCATCTAATGTATATAGACCAAATGAAGGTCTGTTGTCCTGCCTCAAAGGTGAATGTATTATAGTAGGCAGTTCACTTACATTGAAATAATAGTATAGTATGTCAAATTCCGTAGTTCTTGCTAGGACATCTTCTAGGGTAATGCTATGTTCTCCAGTACCAAATGCCATACAGTTTAATAGTTTGTAAAGTTAATTACTCTTACTTGTTACCACCCCAAGCATCCCAAGGGGTACTAGCAGGTGCTGAACCTGCACCCAATGGGTCATTCTCAGGTGAGTTGAAATCAGTTGCAGCTACATTGTACTCATGCAGAGGTTCAATGCTGAACTCAGTTGTAGGATATGCCCCAGCAGCCTTTCTGTTCTGCATTTCCTCATCAAGTTTACTGTAGTCTGTAACATTGAGTTTCAGGAACTTCTGAGCATAAACAGCCTGATACTGCTTATTATCATCAGTAGTCCTTACACCAAACATACCCTTAACCCTGTTGTTGGGCTGCAACTTGATGATGTTCTTCAACTCAGTGAAGTCACCCTTGAAGTAGTTCTCAATCTTGTCAAGTCTAGCCTCAGCATCAGCCAAGTTAGGAATAAACTTAACCTCCTTAGTCTTAGGGTTAGTGAATGACTTGCTGGGAATGTTCAGATACTTCTTGATGAAGTCAGTAAGCTCTGCCTCACCAATATAAGCAGGTCTCATGTCAGAAGTATCATACCACTTCATGTTGTCAGGGATAGGTTCAGTATCTTTAGCTGCACCAATAGGCAACCAAGTAGTCTCACCATACTTGTTGATTACCTCAACCTTGGTGTTGTCCTTGTTATACCTATATGCCTTGTTAAGGAAGAAAGTTACTCTGGTGAGCATCTCAATTCCATTGCACTTCTCCTTATCTGACTTGACTACAAAGTCAATCCTAGCCTGAGGTACTTTAGACTTATTACCTTCTGGACCAACCTCAGTCTCACTCAGATAGTTAGGAGCTTCATCAAGCTCTGTGTTATAGAGCTTCTCTGTCTCTTCCTTATTAGGATTGACAGCCAACACAAAGACAGGAGCTATACCAATGTACAGCTTTCTTACAACTTCCTTAGATTCACTGCCCTGTGCAAATGCGAAAATAGGTTCTCTTTTCATGTTTATCACTTATTTGATTAGTTCATAAAGGGAAGGTCACTAGGGTCTGTACCATGCTCTTTGTTCTCCATAGCAGGAGCAAGAGGAGATTCTACTGTAGGGTCAATAGCAACTGCATCCTCAGCAGGTACTTCAACCTCAGGAGCTTTCTCAGTGTCATCCACTGCACCATCACCATTATCCATAGCAGGAGGAAGGATAGTGTCAGAGTACTTCAAGACATACTTGGTCAGCTTAACAGGCTTTCCATCCTTATCCAGCTTGCCAGTGTCCTCAATCACCTTTTCAACAAGGTCTTCTGTACCATAACCACCAGTCATCTTCCTGATAGGTGCTTCAAACTGCTCCTGTGCCTCTTCAATCTGGTCATACTCAGCTTGAAGTGCATCAATCTTCTCCTTCAACTTGGTCTTCTTAGTGACCATTGCATTCACATTCTGTGCAGTCCTCTTGATGGCTGCAATCTCAAATTTGCTTAACTCTTTCATTTTACTTAATATATTAAGATTATTCTTCTCCCATCACCTAAATCCATAGGATTAGGTGCTGAATACAGCTTATTTATGGCATATTTTCTCTCATACCATCCAGTAGCTTAACCTGATTACTTCCTCTCTGGTCATTCTCCCTCATAGTACTCCTGCATCTTCTGAGCTACTATACCCAAGTCATTAGGAATATACAGGGATTCAAACATACCAACAGGACTCTTGGCAGGATATTCACCATCATTATTGGTTACAAACTGCCTTACAGCTACCTTAGCTGTATCATCCCAAGACATCTTTCCAAAGAGTACTGTCTCAAACTTACCTTCTGGGGTAATGTACTCATCAACCATGTTACCAGTTGATTTGTACTTGTAAGAGATAGAGTCACCATTCTTATCCTTGTAGGTCTCAAAGTGAGCCATACAGATAATGTTCTTATCCTCAGGCACATTGTCAATCTGGTCAAAGATAAGACCCATGTTGTAACCTATCTGCTTAGGAGTGTCCCAACCACCTTTCATGGCATTCTTCATATAGTAGTCCTGTGATAGATAGTTCATATCATCAACCACTATGTTCTTGAAAGGTGAGTTGATTAACAACTCTATAGCAGCAGCTACAATCTTGGCATCCTTGGTGATAATCCTGTTGCCCTTACCTATGACTGAACCTAAGTTGGCAGGAGTAACACCCTGCATAGGTACAGGCATATAAATCTTAGATGCACCTTTGATAGGCAGAGGCTTATTAACACAACTAAGGAGATAAGTCTCCTTAGGGTTCAAGCCTAATATGCCAGCAGAAGGCACACCAACCAATGAACTGGATTTACCAAACCCAGTTTTAGCTAAAATCAATGCTTTTGCCATATTACTTTACTTGTTTCTGTTTGCAAAGATACTTCTATTGAACCATCTGTGCGAGCCTTTAACTACTTTTCTTTTCTCTCTTGAGAACTCTCTTATGAACATCATAAATACTGGAGTAGCCCTCCTTCTTATGACTTGCTCTACATACTGTAGTGCTGACTCAATCTCCCTCTTATTGTCAGGAAGAGGTAATTCACAGAAGCTACTTACCTCACCATCAAAGAGCAATGGACATACTTGACCACCTGCACCATTGTCCCTATCTTCAATGACTAATAAGAACCTGATGTTGTTCTTGAATCTGGTTATGTCATACTTCTCATATTCTGTAAGTCCATACTTGAATGGACTGAACAGACCTAATACCAGATTAGCATCCCTAGTGGTAGTCTTACAGTCAGCCAGACCATCTGATGATGGATATAGCTTATTGAGCTTCTGATTCTCAATACCTTCCTGAGCTTGAGCCTGATGCTGGATAGCACAGAAATGAATATCAAACTTATCCCTGAGTTCAATGGCATACTTACTCATCTTCTCAATGGCAGCTCTCTTATCCATACCTTGCTCTTGCATTAGATTGGAATAGTTATCAAGGATTACTTCTATATACTCATCTTCATCAGCATGTTCAAAGTAATCAATGACATCTACCTCCATAGGTAGACCATTCTCATCCTTAACAGTACCTTTCTTGTAGTGGAACTGACCTCTCTCAAGCATAAACCCTCTGATTCTCTTATAGATACCAGTAGGATTCCTTATATCATCTATATAGATGACAGTCTCCTTGAACCTCCTTATATACTCCTGATACCTCTCACTCTCAATGAGTTCAAGTATATGCTCAGGACAAGGATTGTCAGCATTAGTACTCTTAAGATTAGTAGGGCTTATCCTTATGTTATCCAATCTATATAACAGGTGGCAGAGAAACTCATAGAACTTCTCTTCCCTACCCATTTCAAGAGTGAAGTAAAGCACCTTGAACCTTAACTGGTCTGGATGCTCTATCATATAGAAGAAAGGCTCATAGACATACAGATAGTCACTCAGCTTTGACTTACCTCATACCACTATAGTTTTCACTACCAAGTAATTACTTGTTTGTGGTCTGGACTATTTCTTTACCCTTAGCCTTACTATTAGGGCACTCCTGCATCTAGTCTCTGGGGCTGTAGCTTTACCCACTATGCCTCCTCAAGTTACCATTATAGTTTCCTATAAAAGCTTCGAGGATATTCAGGAGTAATAATATAACAGATTACTCTGTTACACGACATTGCATATAATTCTGATACTTAGTATTTTGTTGTATTGATTTAATATTTAGAGGTAGTAAGGTCTCCAGTTTATAAGAAAACCTATATCCTTTACACTGCTGATAAGTACCATTAGTAACTCTACAAATACTTGAAGGAGATATACCTAATCTCCTAGCAGTATCTTTAAGTCCTAAAGGGTTACTAAACAATAGCTTACCTTCTAAATCATAAACATACAGAGTAACTGGATTGAAGTTCCATTCAAGTTTTCCCTCTTGATGTAACCTTCTCCTAGTCTCTCCTTGCTTTATTCTAGACTCTCTGGACAAAATATTTCTCTCTATTATTCTAGTAATATTATACTCTGCCCCAAATAAATCTATACAATATTGCTCCTTCTCTGTAAGTTCCACACTATCGCATAATTCTAGAATAAACCACCTAAAACTACTTTCTCCATACTTATTCCAAGCACTCTGCAAATGAGCATTCTGATGCTTATTGTGCCTTAATAGAGCAAAATGTTTAAGTAATCTTTGATAGATATTCTTGGAACTACCTATGTAGGTTTTATGATTAGTGATATTTTCAATACAATAAATACCTGATACCTTTAATTCTTTTGTAATTTTATCCATATTGCTTTAATTTACTACTACAAATATAAAACAATATTTCCAAACTTACAAGAGAATAAACGAATTACTTAGCCTTTATCTTCTGGTTTGCAGTAACTATAGTATATCTTCTTTTCTCAATACCTGGCAACCAGGTTCTCAATCTAGGGAAAGGTAATGGAATACAGTTAATCTGCCCATCCAATATCCTTTGTCTCCTAACCTTAAGCTTCTCTATTGACCTGTCAAATACATCCATATCAGTTCAAGCTAGTTGTCCAATCAGAGTTTGAGGGGTTTACACTACCCTTGTTCTCAATCCAATCTGCTAATTGTGAGACTTGCAATGTCTCTCCATCCTTGTTCTCATCCTTCCAGATGAAGTACTTCAAGAGTCGCAGGTAGGTATAGTTACCATTGAAGGATGCTACATATCTTTGGGTAGCTTCTATAATCTGTTCAGGAGTATATTCTCCATATCTCCTAAAGAAAGACTTGAGCTTTCTGACTATATCAGCTCTATTACATCTGTAGTAATAGGATGTACCAGCCATCTTACCCTCAGGATATATCTCTCTGAGCTTATCAGCAAGCTCTTTGATACCATCCTCCTTAATAACTATACTCTCCTCACTGTCAGCAAGAAGTTCATCAGCCAAGGCTATGCCTTTCTCAGTAGCACTATACTTCCTGTTCAAGGATTGCATAGTACCATTAGCCTTAGTGATTAACCCCTTACTAACTAATGACCTGTATGTTTCATCAGTGGTAGTACTGATAGCAAGCAAAGCCATACCCTCACTAAGTAGCAGACCATGTTTCTTACATGCCTTATCAGTTAGCTTTGCCATAGTTCCTCCTTATCTAGTCAGCTCAAGAACATGGTCATTCTCAATCATCATAGCCTGCTCACAAGCTACAGATGAGTTACTACATTCCTTTGCCAACTTTGTCAGAGCATCTGCACAGAGCTTATATGCCCTGCTTGAGATATTGAACATCTTGGCTTTAGCCCTGCTCTCAGCAATCATCTTACCAGTCTCAACATCAAATGTGTCAGTGGCATTGCATCTTGCCTTAGCCTTGGTAGTAAATCTACCATGACAATCTACATAGGGAAGTTTCTTGAGCATATCATAGTCAATAGCATTCCAAGCAGGATGCTTATAAAGCTGCATATTACACTCAAGTACACATACCACTACCTTGTTTGCCTCATCCACATGGAATGTGGACTTCTCAATCAAAACTCTATTTCTCATATCTTTATGTCAGTTATGTTTTCTACTGTATGAATCAACTGAGGATTGTAATCCTCAAGCATCTTAGCAACTAACTCCTTTTCCCTAGTACCCTTATAGAAAGGTATCACTATCACTGGGTTCTTATGCCTTAGTATTCTACCAAGCCTTTGCTTGATGATTATCTCTGAACTATTGAGATTGGCATATATACCTATCCTACAGTTAGACAAGTTCATACCCTCATTGAGCATATTACAAGCTGTGATATGCCTTATCTCTCCCTTATTGAAGGACTCAAGCACTTTCACTGCATCCTTGTTCTTACTGTTGATACAGTTCCTACCCAGTTCAATGGTCTGGTCTATGGAGTTACAGAAAGTTAATACTCTCTCATTCCTGAATAGAGCCAGCAGACTAAGCACAACAGGGTTCTTTAGGTTTGACAACCACTTCAACCTCTGACCTGCGAGATGTAACCACTTGTTCTTGAACATCTCATTCCTAGTTCTCATGTACTTATCCTTCCAGAAGTTTATCTCATTATCCAATTCAACACTCTTCTGGAGCTGAGTACACTCAATAGTCAACTTGATGTTCTTGTTTTTCAGGTAGTTCCACCTATCCTTATAGGAGCAAGTCACTGAGGTTTTACCACTACTGTGCTTCACTATCTTCTCTGAATTATATCTGCTATCAAGAGTAAGAGGTAACAGATAGACCATAGGGTCAGGAAGGACTTCATTCTCTATAGCTTCCTTCATGTTCACCTTATAACAATATAAGTTAGGAAACATATCCTTCAAGTCATACTTGAGGTCTCTCTTGACTGTAGCTGACAACATGATTATCTTGTCATATGTTATATAGGTAAGCAAATCCTGAACTCTAGGAGTTATGTGATGAGCTTCATCCAATATGACACAGTTAAAGTGTCCTCGAATATCAGGAACTTTGTGTAACCCAGCATAAGTACTGAATGTAACTCTGTCTAGGTACTCATCATTTCCCCACTTCTTAAACTCATCCTTCCAGTTCTGTATAAGAACAACTCTAGGTACTACTATAAGAATGCTGTGAGGATTATCTCTCAAGCATAAGTCCATACCCATCAATGACTTACCATAGCCAGTTGGGAGTTCCAAGAGTATTGCCTTATTGGCCAATCTCAATATCTCTTCTCTTGCATCTTCTCTATTCATATCTACAGGGGTAAATTACTTTCTATTGCTTTTACTTTATATATGTATCTCTTATCACCTGCATAAGGAAGCCTTTCAAGAAACCTGTAATAGTCTCCTCCCTTATACTTGTACTCTACCATAGAGATATAGGCTACTATTGCATCTGTCCAATGCTTGAACTTGAAGTAATCCTTCTTCTTACTATTGTAGAGACCAAAGGGATTGTTATACTTCCTAAATAACTCAGACTTGAAATTACCAGACTCAAGTATGGCTTGAGCTGTGACTATCCTAGGGTGCTTGACACCATAGTACTCACAAGCTCTGAGCATAGTGCTGTCACTAGCATCCCAGTCTTTCATAAACTCTGAGTCATTGAGCTTCAACTCAAACTCAATACTGGGTGGTTTGCTCAAGTCATTTACCTTGTGGGTAAGAACTGATAACCATACCAGTACCCCAAGATAGTAGACTACACTTATAAGGATGGATAACTTATTTCTCATTTTATCTGCTTTGTTACGAAGTTATAAATAGCTCTAAACACCTTATGTAGCCTGTTCTTCTCTGATAGGGTAATAAGTACATACTTATTGTAACTACCATGAGGTTTGGCAAAAGACCATATACAGAACCATACAACCCATGCAATGAAGAACAATACTCCACAGTAAGGTATCAAGAAGAGCAGATACATGATGAGCAATACCCATAACGTCATATTGAACTCATCCTCCTTATGCCTCCCAGTATAGGAGGCAAAGGTGGTTCCCCTTAACATCCAGATGGTTATTAAGAGGAACACTATCCTTGATATTACCCAACTCATTTGCTAATGTCCTTAAAGATTGTAGGTACTTGACCATACACAGGGAGTTTGCCATCCCATTTCTCAATCCACATCTTCTCAAGAATAGCTGGAGTGAGGGCCTGTTGCCTTAATTCATTGGCTTTCTTCTCTGCCTCAGCAGCTACAATGAGTTTCTTTGCTTGAGCTTCTGCTACTTTTACCTCATTCTCTACTTGCATAGCTTGTTGAATAGCCTTGTTCTTGGCATTCACAGACTCTACAATGGTTTGAGGATATTTAAGTCCAGAAGTGAGTTGTTCTAGTTGGAAGCTCTCTTTGGCAAGTGCTTGGGTCAAGTATCTCTCAATGGCATTTTCAATACTATCCCTCTTACTTACAATATCATCAGTGGTGAACTTATTCAACTGGATTCTAAAGGCATCCTTCACATAGTTATACAGAGTACCCTTGATTACCTCATTCAACTCTTTCCTGTATTTCTTGAAGACAGCAGGTGATTTACCATCAATAATCTTCAATGATATAGTAGGGTCTACAGTGAACTCTGAACCATCCTTAGCATTGATTGTAAATGGCTCATAGTCAATAGTCTGTACATAGGTAGGGTACTCATATACTGTAGTGGTCCAAGGATTGTACCATACAATACCAGTTACCAAGGAAGCATCATCTACTCCCTTGTCACTACCATACAAGTTCACCTTGATGCCTTCACAACCAGCATCCACTTTCTCCATACATGATGTCATGGAGAACACTGCAAACAGGGCTAACATAAAGTCCATAATCTTACTTCTCATGTCTCCTTTCAATTATTAAGTTTGTTAAACACTTACAGCTCATCAATTCTTCTGTCAATCTTAGCTATGGCGAGTAGCTTTACCTCATCAAAGTTGATAAAGGAGTCATCTATACTGTAGGTATTGCCCCTACCATCATATCCATGACTGTCCTTGACCTCAGGTCTAGAAAAGCCAACTGCTCTTTCCCATCTCCTCTTCTGGTCTTTGAGATGGTTCAACTTCTTGAGCAACTCCTCACCCTGCTTTATCTTCTCTTCTGTCATCTTTTTGAACTTGACTCTTGATTAGATTTACTGTTGTTATCATAGTGACAGCCAGTATCACTACTCCCAATATGTTCTCTGTAGTGTTGGGTGCTGATATTAGGTTGAGGCAACCTGTCAGTATAGCCATACACATTATGAACAATATTACTACTGTAAGACCTTTCTTCATATCTTCCCAATCTTGGTAATAAATACAAACTCAGATGGTTCAGACCAGCTCCAATCATCCCATAGCTCATAGGTAGCCTTGTACATCTTGTCTTGAGAGTCCCATATACTTTTAGATACTCCCTTACCTACTCCATAAATAGAGCATAACCTATAGTGTGCTTGAAGCTTTAGGTCATTTAACCATATCTCCCTCTCTACTAAGTAAACTCTCTTCTGGACCTTATAGGTAAGCTTGAACTCTCCAACAGGTTGCTTGAGATGACTTGACTCACATTGTTTGCACAGAGTAACTATATCAGGCATTATCTGTCTGTTATAGTCACCTATGCTAATGTAAGGCTTGGACTTAAGTTTCTTGGTTCTCTTCTTGTAGTTCAATATGCCATTGGTGATGTAGAAACCACCTGACCAGCCAATCTCTGACTTCTCCTCAAACATATCATAGAACCTCTTCCTCAAATTATATACCTTGGCAGATTTATTACACCTATCAAGGAACTCTGAGAATACCTTATCAACTGGTCTACCTACATTGGACTTAAGGAACTTGTCCAAGTTACCCTTGAAGTACCTGTAGTTATCATCTATCCAATTGCTTCTGAACCAAAAGGCAGTCTTCTCATCCCCTCTATTGAGTATTCTCTTACGAGGGAACTTCTTGAGAAATCTTGATTTCTTACCATTTCTGGCTCTTTTAAGTCCAAACTCTATCATATCTCAAACAGTTTAATGTACCTTCTGCCCTCATACTCACCACTCCAGTTGTACTTGTTGTACCACAGGAACAGTATGTACTTTCTACCTGACTGTACCAAGTCAAGATTAGGGTCATACCTAGTAAATGTCCTTATCAGGAGTATAACTCCCAATAAGGACACTAATACCACAAGAAACTCCATACTTCTACAGTATAAGTGATGTTGTTATTACTCAATCATCAAATACCTTATAGGTATAGGAGATGCCTTTGAGGTGCTTGCACACCAAGTCCAGATGTGCCTCCAGTCTCTGTACAGGCTTCATCTTAGCCCATACAAACTGTTTGATGCTGGGAGGACAGCTATCCTTGCTTGTCATGTACTCATAAGCCTCTTTGCACATGCTTATGGTCTGTGTGGCAGTTCTGAACTTCCTAGTCCTCACGTTGATGACATCAGCATTACCTTTCTTGTTCTCAACCTTGATTCTAGTCAGGTCATAGCCAGTGCCTACTTTGTTCTTCTCAAGCTGTTCAGCCTCAGCTTGGGTCAGCATCACACCACCTTGTAGTGTAATACTGACACTCACCTTGATTTCACTCATTGCAGTTTGTTTTTCAATGTAGCTGCCAGCAGTGCAAGACCTACAAGGGGATTGCCCTCAGTGTGCTTCTGCATATGAGCAGCCATTGCAGCACATAGTATCTTGTTGTGGAGTTCAATGCAGGACTCCTGCATACCCATAGGACACTTAGTCCAGATGATAGAAGCGATGATAGCCTTGAACTCAGGGTCCTTAATCTTCTCAAGTGCTTTCTCAATGGTGTCAATCACCTCTTCGATGTGTTCCTCACCATTGTTCTTAGCTTGAGTGATAAGGGTTTCCTTCATGTCCTTAGTCACATCTTCATCCATCATGGCATCTACACCAAGAAGGTCTTTCACTTGTGCCTTCAAGTCCTCGACTCTCTCGACACTTTCCTTTGTCTTTGTCATACTTTTTCTTTTAGTAATACAATATATGTAGCTAACACAGTTATCAAAAAGAAAGAGGACTATAGTATTGCTACCACAGCCCTCTTAATAGAGGTAGAACAACTCTGCCACAGTTGGTTGAATTGAAAAGTTGTAAATAAATCTACTCCTTTCTTGATTGAATGTTAAACAAATATACTAGTCATAATATGAAGTAACTGTAACATTCACTAATCTCTATCTTGTGGGGGAGATTGGACTCGAACCAATATACTTTCATTTATCAGATGAATGCTTGAAGTAACTCTTTGCTAACACTACTGCTTCCAGAGAATAACAGCTAGAGTATTGTAACCAATTTAGCTACTCCCCCATTTATTATCTGTCTTTCCAGATTGTCAACCAGTTTTACATAGCTGCTTAAGGATGGTACTCCTTGACATTATCCCCACTATGCTTCGGGGCTGCTCATTTTCTCACTCACTGAACAGCATACCAGTGTGGCTAGGATAGTTCCTTTGATGCTTCCTATTAGGTCTCACTCTGTACAACTACGCTAGGTGAGGTAGGTAATAAGTGGCGGAGGTAAGACTCGAACTTACATACTTTAGTACCATGAAACTAATGCTATAACCTTGAAGTAACCCTAACAACTCACTACTGCTTTACCAGAGAAATTCTGTAAGGGTGTTGCTTTACCATTTAGCTACTCCGCCTTGTAGAAACCTCACCTATATTCACATACCAGTGAGGTAGAACACACAAATCCAACAAAGTAAGGGAGGAGTATAGGACTTGAACCTATGACCTGTTGCTTAAAAGGCATTATTGAAGTAACTCTACACTTCACTACTCATTGATATAGAGAGAAAGGTGTATAGAGTATGATTCTATAAAACTGCTCTACCATCTGAGCTAACTCCTCCATGTGAAAGGTATCATAGAACTCCTGACAGGAGTATTGATTGGCTAGAATTACATTTTCAAGCTGAAGTAACTCCTATCCTCACTAATGATACCTTTTATAGTTAAAAGCCTATAGAACACTCGTCAGAGTGTTGAAATTATCACAGTTGCTCTTTCATCTTTTCTCTACTCATTACTAAGTCTGAGATTTGACAAACTTTACACAACTTAAGCATCTTCATCAAATTTGTTTTCCAAACCTTCTAAAGCAGCTATAAATGTTATAAAGCTCTCGCTCCAACCACTCACTTCAGCAGTCCATACACCCTTGTAGTTCACTCCTCTTGTATGGGCAGATACATCTACAATGTAGTTATATGTACCAAATGGTTTAGGTACTATCTTCTCAGGATAGTCACAGTCTTGAGAGTCTGAGAATATAATAATTCTATCAAACTTCTTGTCTTTGAACTTATTCTTACACCATTCTAGGCACTGTCTGGTGAATATACCTCCACCACCAATCCTATGTCTGGTCTCCATTATCTGTGGAGCAAGAGCAAAACCTCTCTTGGGATATTCAATCCACTCTGAGGCATTCCTTCTTGAACCATCATTACCTGCTGTGGCTACAAGCTCATAGTCCTCACACTGATTAGCTGCCAAGATAGCCATAGCACAGGCTTGGTCCATTCTATTGAACTGAGAACTACCAGAGGTTAAAGAACCCATAGAACCTGATACATCCACTATAAACAGTGTCTTACCAGGAAGTTTAGGTAAGTTCTTATATGCCTCAATCATAGCATCCTCAATGTCTCTCTCAAATACTGAGTTCATCCTAGCAGCCTTCCAGAAGTCAAGAGGTAACAGCATTGAGCTTCTCAGTGTCTTAAGACCATCTTGAATAGTCTTTCTATCCACATTAGCTTTCTGCATATTAGCTATATTCCTCAACATAGCTAATCCTCCTATCTTACCTTCTGTAATGAGCTTAGTCCAAGTAGCTTTCTTATCCTCACCTCTAGATAACATGACTTCCCATGTCTCAGGTGGTGTGAGAGTTCTCTCAGCTACCTTATTGAACAACTCCTGCTCATACTGATTTCTAGGCTTGGCATGTACCAAGAACATCACATCTCTGAGCTTGATAGCAGCATCTCTGTCATACTTAGCCAACTTATACTCATTGAAGTTGTGGAAGGCTAAAGCCAGACCTTTCTTAGCTTGGTTACAGATAGGGCATTTCTTGCCCTTCCAATATATAGCCAAGAAGTCAGTGAGCATATCAGCTCTTGTGATTATCTTTGGTAACAAGTCCTTAACAAATAACTTATGTTCAGGGTACTTGCACATTTCCACTGCTATAAACAATGGAGTATGTCTCAGTTTCTGCATTAACCTAGCTTCAAGAGCTATGTTATATACATCCTCAGCAGGACACAGAGGTATTAACCTCTTAATCTCATTGGCTACTTTCTCACCATCCATGTATGCTACATCTTCCCAAAGGAGATTAGCCAGCACTGCTCTTCTAAGCAATGCTACATTGGATTGTCTAGCAGCTAATGCACCATAACCACCTGCCAGTTGAGTGTCCTCAAACTTAGGTGCAGGCTTTAATCTTGGATTTAATTTAGAACACATACCACTAAAATTAAATTATACTTTATATTTCCATTTATAACCACCCTTATCAGTATTCTGTTTAAGAATAATAGATTCAAGATGCCCTCCTGAGCCACTCTTAGGTAAGGACTTTACTCTTCCTATAGAGGAAACTTGGTATAATCCCTCATAACCTACTACATCTTTCCATACCTCTTTACTCATGTCTCTTCTCTTTATCTTGTTTGACTTTGCAAAGGTAAGCCAAAAGTTTGATACTATCAAACAAATGACCTACCTTTAACATAAATTTAACTCTAATACCAATAACTACCCTGATAAGTAGGGTCAGGAAGAGGTATTGTTATAAGTACTCCTGTTGGCTCATCCTCTTTGAAATACATAATCTACTCTCAATTGTTAAGTTCTACAAATATTCTGATTATAAGATGTTGCACACCTATAGCAGCTAAGGTACATATTATTATAGTAGCTACATCTGGGCAACTACTCCATGATAGCCAATAAATAGCCATAATGAATATAGTTATCCATGTAGTACTACAATATATATACAAGCACCTAAAGGGTTAGCTATCTAACCTTTGAAGCCACCCTCATTCTCTGCCCAATTTACCAATACTACATTACATAGAGTATAGTTATAGAAGATACCTGTCAGTGCAGCTACTATACCAAGCAGCATACACTCTAATATAAGGATAATCATAAGCCCAATGCCTCCTTATAACGGTTGAAGTTCTGCTCCTCGTATGGAGCATCATCTGCATACTTCACAGCATCTTTGAGCCACTCCTCATAGCAGTCCTTGCACATGGTGTCATTAAGTACTGCTATATAGTAGATGTCTCCACTTAAGCAACCCTTGTCACAGTGCATACAGACACAAGCACCTGAACCATATAGACCAAAGCCTAGAGATGCAGCATCTTCGATTGACAAGCTGATTACCTTGAACCCCTTGTCATTGTTTACAATCTTTGCCATTCTAATGTAATTTAATTGTTGATGTTAATTGTGGAGCTGAGGGGAGTTGAACCCCTGTCCTAATAGCCCTCAATATAAGGATTACACATGCTTACCACTTTATTATGCAGTTGGTTCTCTGCTGGGGTTGACTGGATTGTCAACATCATCCACCACTTGCATTCATCTATGCAAGAAATCTGAAAGGTCACACCCATTAAGCACTGAAAGTAGGTATAGCTTTATTATACTTCCTTCTTGACCTTACTTGTTTTGTCACTATTCTGTTTCCAAGTCAGTGACTAACTCAGTAGATTGCTTAAGCAGCAAGAGCTACAGGTGCAGAAATTCTGTTGCCACCTAAAGTTTTGATGTCTCTCCATCAGTCTCTGCATGTCCTCATACCCAGTAGCCACCAGTCAAAACCAAACAGCCCCATGAGTAGTGCCAGTACACCCTATGACCAGTTAGATACATAGGATGATACTGGCTGCGCACTTTACTACTGTATTCTAAACTTACCAGTAGAATTGTCATAAGAACAATTTATACAGATATATCCCTCAGGGTTATATGTACCACATTTAGGACATGCCCATATAGGTGTTCTATACCAATTATTGATAAATTGCTTGAGTCTCCTCAGATGTTCATACTCATCTTGTGGTATGGTTATAACTGCTTCTTTCATAGTCCTAACCATATTCTAGTAATTTAATTGTTTAACATTCTAGTACCTCTAATTGGACTCGAACCAGTATTTACTCTAAGCAAAATGTGGCTGATGGGAGACTCCAACTCCCAACCTGAGGTTTAGGAAACCCCTGCTCTGTGCAGTTGAGCTAATCAGCCTTAGCTTTTATGCAATAGTATAAATGATTTACTTAGAGTTGTTCTATCCTTTGAACTATGGAGGCATTTCACTCCCTATCTTCACAGACTGGGAGTGTACAATCAAATCATTTTAACAGATTATTACTACGTAATTTTCTTGTCTAGCCACTTATAACCTGAGAGAATTTCTAACTCCTCCTCAGATATGAACTTGTAGCATAAGTAGCATAGAATGGCACAAACTACCAACCAAGGCACTAAGTAACCTTGGTCAGTTATACTATTCACTCCTGATATGAATAGTATGACTGTGAAGGTTGTCACCCATAGCAACATGCCCTTCAATATCTTCTTCACTGTGTTCATCTTAGTAACCATTTATCATTGACCAATATGATGCAGCAGCATCTTCTGCAATCTCTTTAGCAGTGTCCAGATAGTCTGCAAGGAAGTCTGATACCTCATAGAAGTCATTTATATTACCTTCAAATGAGATATTACACCATTCTTCAACAAATGAGACAGCTCTTCTCTGTCTCTCAGTTGACTTGTGGTCTATATGGATGTGTGCTAACTTGACAGTCCAATCAGGTCTCCCATAGACTATCTTATAGGTCTCTGCATCCTTCCATGTGTTGAAAGGAACACCTACTGGATTACCAGTGGTGTCATAAACAATGTACTTCTTCATTTTCTTGTGGATTTAATGTGTTAATAAATAGTAGGTGATATAGGATTTGAGCCTATTTGCATAGTAATCCAGATAACAAGCTGAGACTCATGTCATAGGATAACTACTGCATTAATCAATATATACTAATCACCTTAAGCACTGTATTTATTAAAGCTAGTGACCTCCAGTACTTTAAGATATTAGAGAGTTTAGTAGATACCATTCTTATACATTATATAGGGATAACTAAGTATATGCTATATAAGTCAGGCTGATAGTATCATCTCCTTAATAGAAACCTCATACTCTTAACACTCATTAGAATTAGTACCCTGCTTATAGCCAAGTACATCCTCCATGATAGAAGATATAGCTTTTCTGGCATGAGGGTAATCTTCATCCTCTGTCTCAATGTGATACACCTTGTGTTGTGTGTATGAAATAGTGGCTAAGTGGGATATTTACTATACCCACCTA